GCAAACAAGTCAGTGGATGATATTATTGACTATATCTTGAACTCAAAAGCGGAGGAAGAATGATTTTTGGTCAACTAATTAAAGATTTTCCGTATCCCGTAAAAGTGTGTCCGTACTGTATGAAAGAGATGAAGGTTGTGAATGCAGTTCACTACGAGCCTGATAAGTATCAATACAAAGCTCTATATTTAGACCCAAATCCTGCGTGCCCTGTCTATGACGAGGGTGCTCGAAAAGCCTATGCGAGAATATATTACTCATCAGAAGATGCATACATTGCCTTTCATAACATTAGCATTCCTGTCCAGAGATGGGAAAGAGATGAGCTATATAGCTATTACAAGTGAAATCGTGATAAAATAGAAACACTATGTCTGATCAAAAGCTTGATGCAAAAGAAGTTGATAATCTACTGAAATCACTAACAGAGTGGTTTGGCGAAAAATGGGTTGACATTTCCAGACCTAAAAAAGGTGGTGGTTTTGAGCCTTGTGGCAGAGATGACGCAAAAACTGGCAAATACCCCAAATGCGTTCCTGCTTCAAAAGCAGCAAGAATGACACCAGAACAGATTGCCTCCGCAGTTCGTAGAAAAAGAACGGCAGAGTCAACCCAAACAAGAGATGACAAAAAACCAATCAATGTCTCAACAGATAAAGAAAAGGTTGAAAAAGGTAATGTTCCGACTAATCCGGCTCTCTATGCAAGAGTCAAGGCGGAGGCAAAAGCAAAGTTTGATGTATATCCGTCAGCCTATGCAAACGCATGGCTTGTTAGGGAATACAAAAAAAGAGGAGGAGGTTATAGAGTGACAAAAGAAAATGTGAATAAGGTTGCAGAAGACCTTGTAGAAGAAGAAGCTGCGCTTGCGGATGCCTTGGTGACAATTGCATCTAGATACGGTAAGTTTAACGAAGATGAGACTGGTATTTATGCTGCATATGACAGCCCAGAAGAAAACGAAGTTAAAGATATCGGCGTTAAGTGCGCAAATTGTGTTCTATACGAGGGGGAGGGTGTTTGTAAAATTATCGCCCAGCGTGTAGAGGATGAAGGAAAATGCAGGTTTGCTGTAATTCCGGATGGAGTCGTAATGCCAGAAATGGATGATGAATACGAAGAAGAGGATGACATGGAAGAAGATTCAATGTCTACCCTCATCTCTTTAATTAGAGATTTATTAAATAATAAGGAGAAATAATATGAAATATAATATTGAAAAAATGTTTCAGGACCATACCTCAATGAAGTCATGGCATGAAGAGATGGCTAAAACAGCTGCAACTCAAATGCAAGACCACATTAAGGCTGCGTCTTGGCACGAATCACAAACAGACATGATCAAAGCAATGATGAACGAGGTACCTCTTGACCCAGAGAAGAAAGTTACTTCAATCCCTACAGCCGGATCAGCTTCAACACCAACTTCTGGTGCTGGCAAGACCTCCCCTGCAAAGGAAGTCGCATTGGACCCCGAGTCCGTTAAAAAGGGTGACCTAGTTTCTCTTCTTAAGAGCCATGAAGCAGAGTTTGGTTCGTTTGATATGCCTGCTGAAGATATCGCAAACTTCTTGCTCGCAGAGTAAGACCGATGGAAGTAGTTTATGCTGCTCTCGTCACAACACTTGGGGCTATTCTTGTAGCCCTAATACAGAAGTTTCGTAAGGAAAACAAACAAGATCACGGAGCAGTCACAGAAATGATCAAGCTGCTCCATTCTGATGTAACAGTCATTGATCAAAAGCTTGATCAGCATATTGATGATCATTTAAAAGAAAATATTTAGCAAATTACGCTATACTAAGCTTGGGGCACTCTTTGGCGGGTACTATTTCGAAAGATTAGATCCGATATCTTGGAGTGCCCCATTAGTATCTAAAGGCAGAAATGACAACAATTGTAGGAATCCAAGGCGATGATTATGCAGTTATCTGTACCGACTCCAGAGTTTCATCTTTTGATGAATCAGGAATGGCTTATCAGATAACAACTCTTGGAACAGGTAGTAGCAAGGTTGCCCAAAGTGGCAGATACCTTCTTGGAGCTGCCGGGGATGTTAGAGCTATTAATATCCTGCACCACGCCTTCATTCCCCCAGTCCCAACTTTCACAACATCTGGTCCAAAACTTGACCAGTTCATTACTCAAAAGTTTGTGCCAGCTTTGCGTGAGTGCTTTGAGAGTACGGGATATGCGATGCCAGACAACGACACAAAAGATCACATTGCCGAGCATTCATCACAAATAGTCGTGGTCATTAACGGAACAATCTATATCATTGATGGGGACTATTCTTGGACTTCAGACAAAGCTGGTATATACGCCATCGGCAGTGGCTCATCTTATGCTCTAGGAGCATTGCACGCCCTGAGTAACGGCAGAGAACTTCCTCTTGCCAAAGCAAAGACAGCTATCAATAAAGCCCTATCCGTAGCGTCTAAATTTGACCCATACACGGGTGCCCCATTCCAGACTTTTGTTCAGCAAAAATAATTTATAAAACCGAGTTGATTTTCTATTCACGAGGTGTAAACTGTCTAATCTAAGGAAAGGAATCTAATGATTACTGAAAAAGAAATTAAGTCTATTTTAGACAAGACCCCCAGCGAAAGCTACCGTGAGGTTGCTTCAGCTTTGACCGGAGCGAAGAATCAAATGTCTGTTTCGGAAACTGCTAAATTTTACGGAGTGCCATCCGATTTTGTCAAAGAAGTTTGGGAAAAGCATGGCTTAATGTCAACAAACTCAGTCTCTTCAGAGGGAAAGCGTTCACGCAAAAGTGGTGTTATTGAAGCCTACCTTAAGGAAAACATTGGTAAGACAATTACTCCGCAAGACCTAGTGTCCGCAACAGGTATATCTATGCCAACTTTCTACAACTACTACAATGCAAACAGAGGCTTCTTCAAAAAGATTAAGCGTGGTCAATTTGAAATCGTTGATCCAAACAAAGAGCGTCAATTAAATAAATAATGGTCCTCTCCAATCTACTCTCAGCAAAACTTTCAGAATCTTGGGAAGAAGCAGCCTCTCTTACTGTTAAAGAGCTATTCAAATTTATTTATGAAAATGAAGAACTTTTTGCGGATATTACAAGAAATGTTACTTTGTGCAACAAGGTGCTTGGAAATGATTTTGTTGAGAATATGAGGACTATTGTTGATTATATGATCACAGTTAAAGTTTGGGATCATGATAAAACAAATGATTTTGAAGTAGCTTCCGCCATTGCTAACTACTGGTGTATTCTATCAGTTCTTTCTTTTTTGTCGTTGAAGCAAATAGATAAAGATTTGAACTTAGAAGAATATAGAGACTGGACACTTCTAACTGTCACAAAAAAGCAAAGGGATTACGGTTCAGACAACATTGCTAAATTTGGTCTTAATGGTTTAGTAATCAGGATTCATGACAAGGTAGCTCGCCTTGAGAATTTAATCAAAAAAAATTCCGGTCCATCCAATGAGTCTCTTCAAGATACCTTGCTGGACATCATTGGATATTCCATTATTGCAATCAAATGGATCAATGGCACATTCCTCTTCCCGATGTCAAACAATGATGACTTCATGCCAAAAGCTTTAGCAGACGGTGATTTCTTCTACTCAGTTGATGAATCACCAATCAATAGACACAATAAGGTTCCAATTACAACATCAAACGGATCAATAAACACTAGTTATTCAGTTTATGACTCTCGTGGGGCAAATGTCTCAAGTGGTAGTTACAAGTACAATGGTCCAAGTTATCCAGAACCGAATCACCCCAACCCAAAATTTAGATAACATGGCAATTTACGATTACAAGTGTGAGAATGATCATCTCTATACAGAGATTCGTTCAATAAAAGAAAACCAAAAGAAGACACATTGTGAATACTGCAATGGGGAATTAAAACAAGTCTACTCAGCTCCTTTGATGCAATTAAAGGGAAGTGGATTTTACAAAAATAGCAGATAGTGTATAATGTATGTGACACCCTTTGTGTCTGTTGCGCAAGTGCAGGCTACCTTGGGACCGTTATAGTACAATGAAAGCCCCGGAACTATCCCTGCGAAAGTAAATAGCCGGGGTTTTTGCTATTTGAAAGGAAAATATATGTACGAATATGTCGTAAAAAAATTATACAAAGTAGTTGATGGGGATACCATCGATGTTGATATTGATCTTGGGTTCAATATCTCTTATTACCAAAGAGTTAGGCTTGCCGGTATTGACACACCGGAATCTAGAACTACAGACAAGAGTGAAAAAGTTCTTGGTCTTGAATCAAAGAAAAGATTGGATGAAATCCTAAAAGCTGCAACCAAGATTGTTATCAGAACAGAGAAACCCGACTCCACTGAGAAGTACGGAAGAATTCTCGGATGGATCTTTATTGATGACCAACCGACTTCTGTTAACGAACAGCTAATTAAAGATGGCTTTGCTTGGGAGTACATGGGGGAAACGAAGATTAAAGACTTTGACCTACTCCAGAAAAGAAGAGTTAAGAGTGGAAAGTGATCCTCAAATGGACAGAGTGACAATTAAATGGTGGATTGATAGATGTGCCATGTTTGAAGAAGAGAATCTGAAGCTAAAAGAAAAGGTTGAAGGAATGATGTCCACCATCATCAATCAAGAATGCGAGATATCTAGGCTTGAGCGGAATCAGCGTTACTAATGATAGATATTTTTGAAAACTTCATACCACTTAAGGATCAAAACCTAATTGAAGAGTTTGTCTCTAGCAACGCATTCCCTTACCGTTTTCAAAATATTCATAACGATCCATTAGAAACTGGCAGCTCATCCTCTTCCGGTAAACAACTAACCAATCATCTCTTTATGATGGGGGAAGAAAAACAGTCCCCGAATCTTCCTGTTGTATTGCCAATAATCAATTCTATTCAGGATAAGCATGGAGACATCCGGTTGTATCGAGCAAAGGTCAATGTCACGATGCCAAACCCATCTCGGTGCAGCCCTCAGACACCACACACTGATTTAAAACTAGAGGATGGCAGTTTGGTTCCACACCTTGTCTGTCTGTACTATGTGAACGACTCAGACGGTCCTACATACTTCTATGATGATGACCTAAATGTTATAAAAGAAGTAGACCCCAAAAAGGGAACGGCGGTTGTGTTTGATGGACAGATCCTCCATGCGGGAAGTAATCCGGTATTGAGTCCTTTTAGATTTGCAATAAACATAAACTTCCTCCCAGATGAGGGACCGGCATGACCAAGGTGGCACCCGAAAGATACTATGTACTGATAACAAGGTGGTTTGCAGTATTGTGCATGGGTTATGCCGGGTATGTGGCTGTTTCCTCATGGTTTAGCAATAGCTTGTGGTCACGGAATCGCCGGCATCGCAAGATTGCGCAAACAATATCAAATATCAACGGCACGAAGAGATATCGTGAATCGCATTGGTATAATAGAGATAATGAATAAGAAAGGTCTTTATGATCCCATCATCTTCAGTATATGACGGAGGCGATTGTCGCTTCTTCCTCTTTGACAAGGATGATATTGTTTCAGATGCTTTAAAGAGTCAACTTGGGCATGAACCACATGTTCTCTATATTGCCTCAATGTTTTTAGACCATTATGCGAGGATCAACCAGATTGGTAATGTATTAGACATTGGATCAAATGTAGGCAGCTTTTGTGTGCCATTGGCAAAGAGATACCCCCACTTTACATTCCACGCCTTTGAACCGCAAAGAATTGTGTTTTATCAGCTTTGCTCCAACATCTTGCTTAACAGGTGTGACAATGTGTTCGCCAAGAACTTCGGCTTGTCATACGAGCCAGATTCATTTTATATTCAGTTACCGGACTATTCCACAGAATTGAATATTGGAGCCTTTAGCCTTGATGACGAGGTGCGCCAGAACGACTATGAGTGCACCACCGGTGGTAACACGGAATTAATTAGTGTTCAAACATTGGACTCACTTGAAATGAACGATATCAAGCTCATCAAAATCGATGTAGAAGGATTGGAACTCGCAGTTCTCGTGGGTGCAAAAAATACTATTGAGCGAAATGGGTTCCCACCTATTCTCTTTGAAGCGTGGGCGAACAAGGAATGGTTTGAACCCCGGAGACAAGAGCTGCTCTCCTATGTTGAGTCTCTAGGTTATGAAATCACTAACATAGGACAAGACAATGTAGCTCAACATTCCTCCAATAAGATTCTGAAGATAAATGTAGAAGTGAATACAAATTGAGTTCCGAACTTTATCCCCCAAACTTTAGATAATACTTCTATCCCAGATAGCTCAGTTGGCAGAGCAACGGACTGTTAATCCGTGTGTCGTAGGTTCAAGCCCTACTCTGGGAGCAGCAGCTCCGCTCTAGCAGCAATCCCCATTCAACCCCCATCTCCCCCGTTTTCTAAACCAAAACCCGGCACTTGCAGCCGACCCCGTTTTTTAGAAAATTTGAGTATATATTCGTAGCATGCTACTGCGTCTTTTTTTTGTTTTTCGTTTTCCTCTGTTTGGTGAGTCAATGGCGGGTGTGCACAGCTTAAGCTTACGCTTTACGCCCGCAGTGTAGGGACTCATATATTTCATTTATTGAATACATATATTCAAGCCATAGGTACTATATAGATATGGAAGTGAACCCCAAGTAACTTTCGTAGAAAGGCAATCATGATGACATATATCGTGCTCGCTGTAATATCCGCCTTCGTTCTAGGAACTGCCCTAGTCGCCTTATTCCTTTCCTTCACAGAGTTAGGCTTGATGAGCACTATCTGTATGGTACTTGCTCCGACAAGTGCACTAGCACCTACATGGTACCTTCAAGGTATGGACACCACTTCCAACTGGTCGGCTATCCTATGGGTAGTGTGTAGCGTAGGTTCGTTAGGCTTATTCGTAGGGCTTGGACTTCACTTCTCCGACAAATACGAAAAGAGATAGAACGCAAACAAATGGGCACCCCTTCGGGGGTGCCTTTTTTGTGCCCCTAATGAAAACGCTGGAGTACTGGAAAGCTTAAGCTTTCTTTAACTCCAGCGTGTGAGGGGTCTATACATTCTCACATTGAATACATATATCTAAGCCTTCAGTATTATATAGACATGGAAGCAAGCCCCGAACAACTGACGGGCTGGAAAGGCACCATGTCCTACTCAACACAACCACCTAGCGTTTACGCTGGGACACCTAACCACATTGAGGCTCATGAGTTTCATGTAGTCATAGTGATGTCATCGCCTACGGGAGACTCCTCAGACAGTCACATCCTGACTATCCCATGTGTCAATGCACAGCAAGCCCACAACCTCGCACAGAAGTGGGCGCAGACATGGGGCATCTGCTGGTACCCTCGGTTCAAGATGAACGGTGCCTACAAGTGCTACCCTGACAAACACTACATGTACCCTGAGTTCGTGTAGTCACACACCCCCCAAGAAAGAGAGTCAGCCTTCGGGCTGGCTCTTTTTTTTTGCCTTTATTTATGAAGCTGAAATCGTTGGAGTGCGAGGGTGAGCTTAAGCCCTTTCACACCAAACGAACATGATATGGGTATATTCTCAAATTGAATACATATTCTAAAGCCATCAGTATGATATAGATGTGGTAGTGAAACCCAAGTAACTATCCGAAAGGTAATAATGGAAATAACGACAGACATGAAAGAACAAGTCGATAAGAGGTACACAGAACTTCTTACAACTCTCCAGAGCACCCTAGCCATCGGGGACTATGAAGAGTTGTTCTTCAAGTTCCTTGAGGCGATGAAGAACCAGACTCACTGGGTACTGTTTGAGACATACATTCTCATCGCAAACAACACATACGATTCGTTGATTGAAGAAATCTACGGTTAGACCCCCAGCAATCAGGGCAGGTACTTCGGTACCTGCCCTTTTTGTTTGCCCTGATTTCGTTGGTGCACGAGGGGGGTTTAGCCCCCTTTTACACCAAACGAACACGGTGTAGGGATACTCTCATATTGAATACATATTCCAAAGGCATGGGTATTATATTGTTAGTGAGGGTGAAACCCAAGTAGCCCACAATGAAAGGAACACATGAGAATGATGTATCAGCAATTGCCCGATGGTTGGGATACCTACTGGCAAATGCGTGTCATAGATAAGAGGGGACTTAGCCATGCCTTGCGTATCATGAAGATACTCGGCTGGAAGGACTTTGAAGACCAGACATACTTCACACTCCGCCAGTTGGAGATGTACACACGCTACACAATCGTGTGTGAGTGCCAGCAATGCCTTGAGGGTCATACTGAACATAAGAATGAGCCTCGGGTTATCTTGCCAGTCCGTCATTACAATGAACCCGAGCGTGAGAAGGGTCATCGTTACGGTCATCTGTAACAACCCCCAAGATGAGGGCAGGTACTTCGGTACCTGCCCTTTTTCTTTGCCTATGAAATCGTTGGAGTGCAGGGGATCTTAAGTCCCCTTTCACACCAAACGAACAGCGTATGGATATATTCCCAAATTAAATACATATTCTAAAGGCATATGTATTATGTATGTATGGAAGCAGTGAACTAACGAACTGCGGAAAGGTAACATTGGAACCACTACTTGAACCCTGCGAGCCAGTTCAGATACTTAGTCTGAATGTGTTCTCTAGCACACTCAACACCTTCGTGGAGATATTCACTAAGGCATTCATTAAGGTCATGATTCAATCTGACCACGACTCAGGAGACAATTATATGTTCTTCCTAGAACAAGCCCGAACAGTAGGAGACACACTCCTAGACGCTACTCAGACGGTCATCACGACAGTGACCCGTGACGATAGCGAGACAGTCACGAAGGCTACCTACTACGAGACATTGTTCACCATTCAGGAGACATTGCTACCAGCAGTGAGAGATGCCGAAGCATTGCTAGGCGAACACATGAAGGTAGAGGGTCACCTTTACTCACAGGCAATCGTTGAGTTCCTAGCCATAGCCTAGGCACACACTCCGAAAGGGAGGGGGTCGCAAGACCTCCTCCTTTTTTTTTGCCTAACACCACTCCTACATGGAAAGCCTTTATGACGAAATTGAGTACATGGTCTCATGATCCCGGAAATGTCTGGTGTGCGGGGGAGCTTCAGCTCACTTAAGCACCAGCCAAACTGGGTCTAATATATTCCCATATTGAATACATATTCGGAAGGCATCAGTATTATATCTATATGGCAACAAGCACAGGTGACCGCAAAGCGGAACCGACAACCAGCACCAATAAAAAGGTGAACCTAAATAGCATAAAGGCTAATCTCGTCAAGCGAGGCAAGCCCCCCTATGAGAACCCAGTCCTAGCGACTGATATTCTCTCACTTGACCCAACAGTTGAGGGCGATGCCTTCTACTGGTCAGAAGCGACTGTGAACCTCACAGCGCCACAGGACAAGGTTCAGGCAGAGAAGATGAAGTACCGTAATCGTGCCCTCAGCGTTGCTGAGAAGTGCGGTATCGTTATCGCTATCAACTGGCAAGATGACGGGCAGATGATTATCTCGCTCGGCTCACCTCAATAATATCCCCCCAATAAAAAAGTCGGAAGGCTTTTTATGGCTCGCCCTTCGGGGCGGGCTTTTTTTTTATCCAAAATCGCTGGCGTTCGGGTCGTGCTAAAGCACTTGAACGCCAGCTTCTACCGGTGTAGCTATGAATAAAATTTCACTCACATTTCCAAATCATGGTAAGGAACCCCGTAGTGTCTCAAAATACTATTCAAATCATGGCGGGCGTGCGGGGAGCTTCAGCAGAACTCGTGCGCCCGCCGTTCAGGGTCTAATATATGGCATTATTTAATACATAGTTTCAAGCCATGAGTATTATATGTATGTGAGTAACACCACTAAGCCGAGCGATAACGCAGGCGACCCGTCAAAAAAGGTTAATGTCAAAATTAACCTTTCCGAAATCCAATCCAAATTGGTTAAGCGTGGAAAACCTCCATACGAAAACCCAGTTTTGGCAACGGATATTTTGTCACTTGACCCGAACGAAATCGGTGACGCATTCATTTGGAGTGAGGCTACGGTAAACCTTAATCAGGAACAAACCAAAGTCCAAGCCGACAAAATGCGATACCGAAATCGTGCCGAAAGTGTTTCCGAGAAATTGGGAATTGAAATCCAAATTAATTGGTTGGATAATGGTCAAATGGTAATCTCTCGTAAGGCGAATGCTTAACGAAAGTTAAATTAAAATCGAAAGGATTTTAGAAAAGGTACCCGAAAGGGTACCTTTTTTTTTGCCCAAAATCGCTGGTGTTCTGGGCGTGCTAAAGCACTTGAACACCAGTTTCGTTTACCTTTATCTTTATTATTAATTTAATACATTCTCCAAACGATACCTATACGGTAAGGGACTACTATAGGTTTCAAATTATGGTTGGGGTACCATAAATGCTTTAGCATTTTGGACACCAATTAAATTTAACTTTATCTTTCATATTAATTTAATGTATTTACCAATCATGATGAAACTCTCTACTATTATCTTTAAATTTCAATTTACTTTTAAGATAAGGGTAAGGGATCAGTATCCCTTTCAAATTATGAGGTCTGAGGAGTTAGGCGGGGCTATTGGTTTATCTATTCCCCTAGGTGTATCTCTCTCTATATAGGAGATTAACCAATTCAAATTACAACCCCGTAACTTTCGCATTATTATCGCCGGCATTTGGGTTACCTACTATCACATTCTCTACCTAATTCCCTAACACATTAACTATCGGGGTATATACCTTCTAATATTGTTATTTACTTTATCCCTAGAGATATAAATAGGGTAAGGGGGTCTTATCTCGTCTCAAGATATGAGCTTTTCCCGCAAAGTTCCGGGTTAGGTATTGTCTTAGCTTCTAGATAGGGATATAGATAGAAGATAGATAGGGAATATGTATTCCGCTCATCAATGTAGGCTGTTTTTCTTTAACTTTAACCTTAATTTTAGTACATATCCGAAGTTATCCACATGATACGAACATATGTTCTATGTTTTGATACAAAATAGCATGTTTTTGGCTAATAATTGCACAAAATCAACGATTATTCTTTACTTTATGCTAATTTTAGGCACAAAAAAAAGCCCTAAAGATAAGATTTAACTTACCTCTAAGGCTTTTAATTGTCATGTTACTACCACACGATTGGTATATATTTTCGTAATGTGGAGCGCTTAACATACATAAGCTACTAGTTTTAGAGCTTATCCACAATCTAATCCACAGATATGTGTATATACCTGTGTATGTCGAAGACATCTCTTCTTCTATTAATAAGTGTTCAGAATAGAAATAGAATCAGATAATAGAACTCTTATACGATCCTTATCTAGATTCCCTATCTCCTTAGACTCTTCTATCTTTAGAATCATCTCTACAAGAACCCCGATATATTCATGTACACTTTCTCCATAGAAATATTCCCGCCGATCACTTGGATCAATCTTCTTCTTTATCATCTCAGAACAATCCCTTTATCTTTTCAATTACATCTAGGAATAAGAATAGGAACCCGAAACCCGCCAAGAATATGAATAGAATTTCCCCTAGACTATCTTCCTTCTTTACCGGCTGAATAACCGTATGGACTGCATATAGCAATATCATTGCCAAAAAGTCTATTAGTATCATATTTCGCCACCTTCCGATTCAAGGCTCCAAATCTCTTTTGATCCGGTTTCTCTATTGTGTCTGGACATAGCCCCACATTCACATAAGAAATAGCCCGGAACATCCGTACATTTCCAATAATGACTATGGGTCATATTAATAGCTTCTTTTACTTGGGTCATAAATAACTCCACTTTCTTCTTTTGGCTCACAATCGTGTCCATAATTCATTTCCTCAATAGACAGCGTTCTGCTGCACTCTTCACATTCGTAATAAGTCATGATTCCTCCTCGAAATCCATTGTTTCTTCATATTCCATAAGGATATCTCTAGCCCCCTCAATATAGTCATAAATAAGGTTGTAATCGCCCATCGGCAATTCAACCCCTTTATTCTCTAGCTCTTGGATTAGGCTATGTACAAACTCAATCTGTTCAATTGATGTTGATACATCCCTATCTATTCTGTAGTCTTTTATTATTTTCCATGCCATAACTAGCCCCATAGTCCAAACCTTACTTTAAGGTACAGGAATCTAGCTCTTTTGGCTTTTTCCCGCTTTCTATAAAGCTTTACCATCTGGTCAGCTATTACCTCGGTGATATGGTTATACCTAGCGATATATTCATCGTCACCAAGTATGTGAACAACTCTCTCTGATTCTACTAGAGCTTCCCCTAAGATTTCGAGATCAAGAGAGTTTACTTTTATCTTGACAACCGGGTCTTTCTTCATTTTAGTCTCCTTTGACAAATTTATAAATTACAAACATAGCCAATACTATGATTCCGTAATAGGTTAATACTCTCATTAAAGCTCCTTCCAGCTTTACTTCATAGCCCCTTCAGAGGCTCTGTAACGGATTATAAAAGGAGAGGTATACGATTTACGCAGACCCCTCCTTTCTTTATATAATCCTTATGATAATTATCCTATCGTGTTAGGACAATTAATCTTAAGTTTATGAGCTAACTTTCTCTGTTAAAGAGATAGCAATATGGCTTCCATCAACTACACCAAAAAACATTCCCGGTCCATTACCTTCTTCATCACTTGAAGGATAAAGAATAGATCCATCAGATAGTACGAAACAAGTCGGGTTCACACTTTCATAATGCCTACGCTCCCAACCTTCTTCTAACATTTCTGTATCAGTCATGGTTCTGACTGCTGTAATCATTTGACCACATGGAAATTCTGTCGTTGTCTTTAGGTTCTTTGTTTTGCTCATTTATAGGTTTCTTTCTTGATTAGTTGTTTGAGTAGTAGTTTTTCGGTATAAACTCGTTCATAATTTGATGTATCCATCTCACCGTCAACAACTTTATAAGCTGTTGCTGTAATGTATCCATCTATGACATAGAAGTTAATATCAATATTGTCTGAAAAAGCATGCCATTCATCATGTTCATCTTGGTACTTGTTTTGCAATGGCATTGCTGCAATATATCCTCTAGCAAACTCTTTAATTTCAAGAGAGTTTCTGAAGATACTAAGGGTTTGTAAATCCATGATTACACCTCTACCTTTGGGATACAGGTACGCTTGCAGTATGTCTTACTATCGTGCTCATAAAGAATCCCTTTAAATAGATTACGATTACAAGTAGGACAGACGAAAGGATTTGCACCCTTTACTAGACTAAGATACTTTACAGCTTTTCCGGGCTGTATTGTTACCTTTTCTTTCTGTGTAGCTGAATTAACTTTAGCTGGTTTCTTACCCGCCATTATACTGTCTCCATTTCTTTATTGAGATCTTTGGTTAAGGAATCAAATTCCATCTTTAAAACGATTACCATTGCCTTTGCTTGGGCAAAGGTAGGTCGGTCAGTTTCTTCTTTATATCTTGGCTTAGCAAAACGCTTTGCCCAATTTGTTGTTGTTTCGTCAGAAACATTCATACCTAATCCGATATGCTTCAGGATAACTTCTGGGGTTAAATAGATATCTTCATATGTACCATCTTCTTTGAACATAGCATACAATGAAAATCCATCATATTTCTCATACATTTTCCATCTTGCATACCATTCAGAAGCATTTTTCTCTGTGATACTTCCAAGCCCAAGAGCCATTGAACCAAAGATTAAAGCTTTTGTTTCAGCATTTACATCCTCGTATTCTTCCGGGGTTCCTTTATGATATTTTACCCAAAGCTTATCTGGATTTTGTGTAAAGTATTCTACTTTTTGTGTTGACCAATTTAGTGACATTTTGTTTCTTTCTAATCTATTTCTTCTGCTTCAAATTCAAATTCGTTTGTTTTAATATCGCAGCCTATAACTGCATCATGTGCTTGATCTAATGCATCTTCTAAGTCTTTAGCTTCAACTTCAATACAAGCCCATACGCTTATTCTATACCTTTTCATAATCTTCCTTGTGTTTATATGCGTAGTCCATTCCGCAATCTGTGCATTTATAATAATTAAGATTGCCAATCTTACCTAAAGGGACAGCTTGACCTTCACATTTTGTGCAAAGGATTCCATCCCAAAATGGCTCATCATTCATGATTTCCTTACCATTTGGAAGAACTCAATCAAATCATCAGGAACATCTGTTTCGTTTCCTTCATCATCTACTTGACCAAAGAATAATGCATTCCCTACAATTACATCTCCCAATAAGATCTGCTGTCCTGAGTTATACCAAAATGTAGTTACAATCTCATTTGCTGGCAAACCATTGAGTTTCCCTTCTTCGTTAATATAAGCAAAGAAATGTGGATTATCAGGACCAAAGTTCACAACTTCAATCCAGCCTCCCAAATAGCTTTGAATTGTCTTGAGATCAAAGTCCTCATCAAGGACTTCAATTTCATTTTCCGGTGTTATCAATATGGCTTTCATGCATATTCTCCTTTTGTAATATATTCTTTTACTAGCTTGATCATTTCATCAAGATTCCCTTCAATGATTCCTAAATCATCATAAGTCTCATGCCCCGCTACTTCATCATAATTATCAGTAATGTCATAGGCTGCAAACCAAGGTTCATCATCAAAGTTATCTGGATCTAATCTTCCAAGATCAATATCGGTTTTAATACCATTGTCTAACAGACCCCAAAAGTCTTTGATTACATCATCTTCATGTCTAATTGTCATTTCACCATCACAAGAGATTAATACTTTTCTTTTGTTCCCAGTTATAAAACAAACTGGGCTGTGATGATATCCTTCACAATAGAAAACATCTGTTCTTTGGTCTGGTTCATTCTCCGTTAGCCATTCAATATCAAATTTCATTAGCATAACCCTTTCGATTTAGTTTCTCTCCTAAATTCCTACCTAAGTCGTAGTAATTTATAAGTGGTTCATTGAATGATGTAGTTATATCTGATTTACATTCTTTCACTCCCATGATGAACGCCCGTATTTTATTTATTACTTTCATTAGTAAAGTCCCAACTCTTCTCTTTGTTCATCCGTAATCATTGTCACAACTGTATTGCTTCCCATTGGGGCATCATGATGAGATAATGAATATTCAATACGATCATTGAATACTTTACCTTTTATATTCCAATCACTTCTGACTGTCATAAGTTCTAATAAAGATTCTGCATCTTTTGCTTTTCCATATCCTCCATGATTACCATCCCATAATTTGAGATTAGATACTCTCCACCAATATGTTTCATTGGCTTCAAATAATCCTGAAGTAATGTCTGTGAAATCTTCTAATGCCATTTCCCAACATATCCCATCACATTCTGTCTGTAATGCGTTAATCATAATGAAGTCATCACTCTCCATACAACTGCATAGGTTTCCAAACTCAAATTCATATACTTGTTCAGTTTCCATTATTTCCTTCTTTCAAATGCCATACTGCTGAGATACGATTTAAGAACTGAAGTCCATCATTCATAATCTCATCAACCTTTTCTTGCCTAACATTCCAGATACCATCTCCAAGGTATCCGCTTTCCCATTTTCCATCTTCTTCATTCCAAATTGTTCCAGTATCAAACCTAATTGATTCTGTATCAATATCATGGATCCACTCTTTTGTTTCTTCGTCAAAATAAATGACATAATAATGTTGAGCCATCTTTAATCAACCCTTTCTATAGTTGTATGGTATCCTTCTACAGATTTAATTCCATAGTGAACTTCTCCGTTACCTAAAACAGATTCACTATTTCTACCTAGTAATGCTTCATAAACAATTTCTTGAGCCTCTCCGTGACTCATTGCTTCAACAAAATATGTACCTGTTGCTGTTACTGTGTATAATTTAAGCACTGTATTCTCCTACTGGCTCGTTTATGTAGATTTCAACCCATTCCCCATCTAATGGGAGATTCCAATATTTATCTTCAAAGACAGTTGCGGTTGATTTATGACCCCAACCATCTTCATTGTTCCAATATTCACTAGCCTCATCAGTCCAGTGATTTTTAATTGCAAGTTTTGGTGTATCAATTCTGTGAATTGTGTATTTAACTAACATTAGTATTCCTCTCCGTTTTCATCTGTAAAAATAAGATCTCTTACATTTGCTTCATGACCCCAGCCACAGCTAAAGTCATCTTTTGCATAAAGATATATTCTGTCCATAACTTCCTCTAAAGTTACCTCTCCATTATCGGCAACAATCTGCTGCCTAATAGCATCCACTTCATATGTAATGAGTTTCATTACATTGATTCTTTCAGGGAAGTCTTCTGTATCATTTTCCATTAGTCTTTGCTTTCTTCTTCTTTGGCGCATAGCCACGGCTTTCCATAATCTCAGCTCTTGTTAATGCATAATCAGCTGGGCTAACTTTAAGCTTGCTTGCATACTTACTTCTTTGGTTTATTGATTCTTCGTTATCCATTACTGTTCCTCTGTTTTATTCCATCTCTTTTTATAATCTCCATACTGATCAAAGTTATTATCCACTAGTGATAACTCAACTTCCCATTGTGAAGGATAACTTCCATCATGAATTGATTGCAATCTCTTTAGCATCTCAAGTGAACTATCTGTTAATTTCCAGACAGGATTGGATTTAACAACAGCTTCCCAAACCCATTCATCAGGTTCAACTGTTTTGCCTTCCATTTCGCTATCATAAAACCTATCCATAATAAGACAACCAACTGCACACATTGATTCAGCTTCTACATCAGCCAAAAGATCATAAAATACTTGATCTTTATCCGCTTCCCATTCGATTCCTTCTGTCTCAACAATCTCACCAGCTTTGATTTTCAATTCTTCAATCGTTGCTTCGGAATATCCTCGGTACAAGCACTCTGAATTGTCTGCTATTGATTTTTCATTTTGTGTGAGCAAATGGTTTCTAACAAATTCAAAAGCTTCACGGTCATTTGTAATTAATGTCATTGTTTAATTTCCTTTTTCTTGAATAGATCATCTATTTTCTCTTCCCATGCGTCAATAGACTTCTGCCTATCTTCTTCCTTGTGATAGTTTTTAAGATTAACCATATTTAACACTGCTAGTTTCAGTTTTTCGATATCGTCATCAGTCCAGTCTCTGCTTTTAGCAAAAGCTTTAATTTCTTTCATTGATTGCTCCCCGGCTTTCCATACGGAATAATCATCTGAGTAGTTATAATACCAATCTACTCTTGCAACCCGATTAAGGATTTCTTGTGCTTCTAATGAATTCATTTTGTTATCTCCTCTGTTTCATAAAAATCAAATTCTTCAAATTTATCATCCGGATCACGCTCGGTTTCATTTTCCAATATCGCAATCGCTTCTTTACCTGTTTCAGCTTCGACATCATACATTTCTGCATAATGATAAAACTTAGTTACTCTGAATAACTTCTTCATTAATCTCTCCTGTATTCTGATACTGGCAATAATCTATAACCAGCACTTTTGTCTTGTGATTTATGCCATTCATCCCATTTAAAGTCATAGCCAGCTTTCTCAATGATTTGGATAACTTCATCCATACATTCGCCATCTGTATAATCTTCTCCGGGTCTTTGAATTGCTTCAATGATTAGCTCTGCCATTTTACTTTTTCTCATTAGTTTCTACTCCTCTACTAATTGCAAGTGTTGCAAATGTTGTTGATAATTGTGCATGGATTTGTGCTTCAATAAAAGGAAAGGGAGTCGTATTAAAAAATCTTCCCTCTACTGGTTTCATTGAAAGCATTAGCTGACTTGCACATTCAGCATGGAAAATGGATAACGCTTCGTAGTTTTCTGTCTCAATGTAATGATCTTGTACTTCAATATCATCAACTGACCAGCTCATATTTGTTCTCATGTTATTTCTTTCTATTAAAATTGTCTGTTATCAAAATTGTCTTTTGGATTAAATGTAAGTGTGAAGCTTCCATTCTCTTCATCTGGTAATTCAAGTGATTCAATGTTCAACCACCAATCTGATTTTTCATCTCTGATGACTATCTGAATGTCATCATCCATTTCGTTGAGAATAGCTTTCAGATCTTTTACCATAATTGTTGGCTTATATGTTTTAGATTCAGGGAAGAAGCTCTCTTTAATAGTTTCAATCCATAAATCGTATTCACAAATCCATTCATCAAATGATCCAGTAAATGGATAATTCTCCGCTGTTTTCTCGTTATCTTCACCGGATATTTGATCATAAGCAAGAAGTATCTTAAAAAGAGATGTTCTCGCCTCTACTGTCATATCAATAAAGTTTTGTTTTGCTTCCTTATTATTCATTGTTGTTTCCTTTAGCGTTACGCCATCTTGTTTATGTTTACTTTTCGGATAAATTGAGTATGCGCTCAAATCTCTGTGCCTTTCTTTATTTGTTCTTGTGTATACAAAAAGAGACCAACTATAAATGCAGGCATTCATAATTGATCTCTTAGTGCTTCCATTAGGATTCGAACCTAAAATAACGGATTAGAAGTCCGTAGTTATATCCCTTTAACTATAGAAGCTGGATGACATATTGATTGAATTTATTCACACATATGTCAGGCATGAGGTTTTACGGTATCAATCAACCGCTCTTTATCGCTTACTTATGCGAGATGTTTATACTTCTCGTATTCAGCAATGAGATACTTCCTGTATTTACTCATAAACTTATTATAAACAGAATCAGTATGTGGACCATAATATCCATCTACTGGTACTGCACCAATAATTTTCTGAAGGTTAACAACAAGAGAACCTCTTTCACCAAGATGATATTGATGAAGTAATGTTTTCGCAGGGAATTTTTTAAACAACACAGGATTTCCAACATTCTTTTTACATCCCCATCCGCCAAAGCCTACTGGTTGTCTAAAGAATGGTTTATTATTCTGTCTATCCTCAAATGTTCGGAACTCATTTTTGGTTTGATATCCCTGAGTTGAGATCCTATTTGCAATAATAATTTGTTCATCTATTGTTGCAAGTTCTGGTTTGGATGCGAATTCTTTTCCGCCATATCCACTCCAAGTTTGTTTATAAATACCTAAACCACCTGACCATGTTCCCTTATCTTTCCAATTGCTTCCGGTTTCACATTGAGCCATTCTATGCCAATATAAATCCAAAGCTCTTGGCTTTCCAAGTTCACTGAAAGTTAGTTGAGGTATTTCCTTAGGAACTGTATTAACTTTTGCCGAGGCATTGGTTGCTAGAGTTCCTGTAATTAATGTTGCACATAACAACATGTTTTTTATTTTATTTTTAGTTTTCATTTTCGCTCCTTAAAACTTTTGGTTTTACGGAAAATTGATTGTATCTACAAACACTTCAATTAACCGTATTAGCGTATTGCTAAGGTTGCGAAACAAGATTACTGCAAATTTTATAATGCTACTTGTTCCACAAATTTTATGTCAATCTACATCACCTCCTTAAAAAGTAATCTATCCATTATACCTTATTGTTAATAATAGGCACAATTGAACTAAGTATTTGCTGATTTAACAGCCTCTTGCTCAAGTTTGAAATTAGCTTTCCACTTTGCAAAGTCTTTGTCTGCTAAACTCGGTTGCCCAAATTCATAGGTTTCTTCGTATTCATTGTAATTAAGAATCATCTCAGCTTTCTGAAAAATCATCTTACCATCTCTGAAAAGATATCTGTAATAATCATCACTCTCTTCACCTTTCATTGCAATAAAACTTCCATCTTTTACGAATCCGGCAAAGCAGCTAAAGAAATAATCTTCATTACCGGATTTATCATGATAACCAAGTCCAACTAGATTACCGTCTTTATCGTATTCAATATCAAAGCCTAGCGCAATAAGAATAGAATTCATGTCTGAGTAGATTTCGGGGTAATTGTATTCCATCCAAGAGAACCATTTATTCCTTGGATAACGATCACCTTCTACTTCATCAGTGTTAGCACCAAAAGAACCTCCACGCTTTAGTTCATGGAAGTCATTTAGTTCACACATTTTCTTGTAAACATCGTCAAAGTATTTTTTATCAAGGAAGATATTTACATCTTCCGTTCCAATGTAGTATCCCATATTGTTTTATCTTTCTATTGTTCTGGATCTTTAAACATTTCACGAATAAGTTTATTCGCATATTCTGGTCTATTACCTAACATCTTGGCTAACTTAACCCTGTTAATGTTGTAATAATCTGTGTATTCTTTAATCATCTCTTCCTTTTCAATATCTCTTTCCTCTGCCAGCATTTGTATCATCATAAACATATGAACCATTGAACCAAAGATAACTCCCGGCATAAATGCTGGATTATCTTTTGCGTCTGATTGGTAAGAGTCCATCAATTGAGATAGATTATCTTGACTGTTATCTGATACATGGGCATTGAATATCTGCAAAGCAAAGTCTGTGAATAGGTTATCCCTGTGTTCTCTAAATGGGTTAATTCTCATTTAAGCTTTCCAAGTAGAAAGAAGAACACATCCGATTTAGCATCGTCATTAAGCTTCACAAGGAAGAACTTGTTTGCTTCCTCAATTAGCTTTATTTTGAACTCCATATCTGTTGAGAAAATCTCTAACAAAAATGTAATTGATTCACACCATTTATAGAGTTCGTTGTCCTCAATATACTTTGTCCAAGCTGTTAATATAGGTTCTAAATTTGCCATAGTAATTCTCATGTCCTTTCTTGTGAACTGTTGTGTGACAATTGTTGCAAAGTAATATCAAATTCATCAAATCATCCGAACCACTTTCTGACACAGGAACGATGTGATGAATTTCTCTTTCTTTTTCTTTAATAAGATTTAGGCATAGCTTGCAGCTATCCCCATCTCTTTCATATACCTTTTGTTTTAAATCAATTGGAACTCCATGCCGGAATTTACCATTCTTGATTTTCTTCTGTTGTCTTTTATAATTTGCGTTGGTTACTTTTTGGTCAATTACCTGAATACAATTTTGATTTCCACAGCATCTCTTTCTACGATAAACTTCAGTTTTGTCTGAACTAAACCTTTCTAGGCAACCAGCACAAAGTACAATTCTATCCTTCACCATCTTTTACTTCCTTGTAGATTATTTTAACTTCACCATCAGCTTCAAGGCGACCAAAGACTTCTTCGTAATTAACAACATCTTCTGGTGTTTTACCATCAGCTAATAGTTGTGCAAAGTATCCAAAATTCTTTGTAATCTCTCTATATGTTAAGGAGTTGGGATTGTAAAAGTATTCCTTTACTAATCCCGGATCCTTTTGTCTTGTTGAATACTCAAAGATTCTGGCAAACCAATTGTCCGGTTTGAAACCAAACATTCTTTCGCAGATTCTGTTTGACTTAGACATAGCTTCCTGAACAGTAGATACATCTTCTACTTTTACAGGATAACGATATTCAACAATGAAATAGTTTTCAAATTTAGGCATCAGCTAATACTTCCGCCTAGCATTAAAGCAAAGACAAATCCTAGAGTAATAGCTGCCAATACTGGAAAAGCAACAAATACTAATAAGATACAAATAACCCAAGTTAACTTATCCATTATACAATCTCCTTTACGATTTCAAATTCTCCATTAATAGGAACATACAAGTACTCACCTGATTTATCAATAAAACAAGTACCTGATTTCTCAATTGCTGACTTATTGCATTCAATAATGAAACTCAATCCACCAATACCAAGGATTGTTTTATCAAGAACTTCAGAATACTCTGAGGTATAGTTAAGATTTGACATTGATGTCATATTGTTAATAGCAATGTATGCACCACCAAACTTCTTCTGAAGAATGTGTTTTTTGTAATTCTCAACCATCAGTCTACCAATTCTTGTGTCTGCAATATTCCTGAACTCTCGCCCAATCATATCTGATGAATCACCGACATCAGTGCTGTAATGATCAAACTCATGAATTACGGTGCCAACAAGTTCCTCAATCGTTCCATTCTTAGCGTGATATTTCTCAATGACAATACGCTTTTTATTATCACCAATACTCACACACATTCCCAATACACCTTCTTTTTTACTTTCGAACACGCCAATTTCATTCTGTAAGGAAATCAAACCGCTCTCAAAATATGAGGCAATTTGGATTGCATCAAGTAAACGAGGATATCCACTAATATCATCATCAATTTCGTAATCAACTTGATCACCAAGAATGTCAAATATTGTTTTAATTTCCATCGCTAGGAATAGATTATAAGCAGCTTTGTTCGAAACTACTATTGGCTTATACCCACGATTAATAACACCCATTCTGAATTGGTCATTATTTTGATCATTAGTAAGCATAATGGCTTTGTCAGTATAGAGTTTATTCCAAACACCTTGCCAAGAAGCAATTTCTCTTGTGAAGTATTTAAAGTTTTGATTTGACAAACGACTCAATTCCCAAATTCCAGAATCTTCCGCTTTAGCTTTAATGAATTCAGTCATGTATTCTTCAATAACATCTAAGTTGCCAACTCCGGCAATCATTTTGGATACTTTGTAATCAAGATCCCATAAAGACTTTATTGTTCTCTCTTCGTTTAGTTCAAGATCATCAAATTGATAATCAAACACAGATGTTAAATTATCATCTTGCTTTACAAGAACATTCAATGAATAAAAATTAGCTCCTGAACCGATCTTATCAAGAATCTTTCCATTGCTGTTCTCACAGGCGACTTCACGGTTTACAGAGAAGTAACTATCATAGTTATCAATTACCTTCATCAACTCCGGAGAAGCTGTGATATAAACAGAAAAGATTCCATCACGAGGTTCAAGTTTCTTCATTGATTCTGGATTATCTGTATCAACAGTTACAACAAAAATGTTATACCATCCATCTTCAGTCATTTTTGCTCCATCCATTGCATTAGCAATAGGTTCACGCAAGATTTGAAATGGGTCTTCCCATGACATTACTCCTGCATCAATAGTAAAGGATGAAGATTTAATATAATCTCCATACTTATAAGCAACACAATCGATACCATCTTCTTCTTGAATAATGTATTCAAGAGTGAATGGACCGGTATTATCGTTTCCAGTAAAGAACCATTCAAGTCCTTCTCTTAGCGCAGCAATTGGTGCATATTTAATTCCAGAACCAAATTGACCAATAGTCTTAGCGTCATTCCTCTTGGTAGAAAAACCTAGCTTTTCTAAAGAGATACGACTTACGGTTTCGGCTTTGTTTGAGATTACAATATAATCTTTTAGCATTTTATTTTCCTTTATAGAAAGAGGGGGGAATTGCTTCCCCCCTCTGATTTGTATTTTTGTTTAGTAACCGATATCGTTTTCACGAGTCCACGGTGTAACTTCTGGGATAACAACAGCATTAGTCTGTGTAATAATCTGTTGAGCTTTTTCGTATTCAACATGGGCTGCATAACGCTCAAGTTCAGCTTTAAAACTATCAAACATAAGAGGCTTTAGTTCTTCTTTAACAGATTCTCTGATTTCTTCCATCATCTGCTTCTTCTCAAGCTTGTTCAATGCTTTTGCAATATGCTCAACAAAGTCTTCATCTTTCAGTAAAAGATAACGAACTGCATCTTCAATTGCGCTAGTAAAAGCTTGACCAGTGCTACAGCTTGCTAATGGGCTATAGTTTTCAAGAAGGCTTCTAGCTTCACTTTCAGCATCAATTTCAAAATCATCAGTATCAATGTAGTCTTTAAAGTTAATATCTGAAAGAGCATCAGGTAACGCATTAGACACTTTGTCATCAATATCTATGTTGTAATCAATCCATTGCTCAATGATTCCATCAAAATCATATGCTTCAATACGATTATCAACAACCTGACTCATATCTAAATGATCCTGAATATCAATACTTTCAATTACTTTTTGAGCAAGCTTTTCAAGAGCTTCTTCGTTAATTCCCAATGTTACATCTATGTTTTCCATTTTACTTATCCTTCTGTTTCTACTATTTGTGCTGCAAAATCCCAAAGATATGAATTCTCTGAGATCTTTCTTTCTGCGTGGTCAAACCAATCTGCATAATGATATTCCATTCCTAGAATATAACCTTCATTATCGGTTTTAACTTCAATCCAATCTGCCGGACCTCCACCTGATAAAACAATCTTAATTACTTTATAGGATTCAACACCGGCAGGGAATTCCATGATTTCCCTCAATGCTTCTTCTACCTTTTCGGTATCAGATTCATTATCTCCAATAATGTCATTTAGTCCTTCTAAATATTCATTACGGTCTTGCATTTGTGAATCAACTAATTGTTCACATGTTTTATTTTCAGTCTTCACTGTCTTCTTCTTTCTCTTTACTGTTGTCTATTGATTTAGTAACGAATACTGGGACATGTAATATATCCCTTACATCCTTGTTTGTTATCTTGCCTTCAAAATTAAGATTCATATCATCAGGCATTATTACCCTCCACGAATATTGTATTTCTGAATGCATCTTTTACTTGCAATACTGTTTTATTAACCATTGCTTCGGCTTGTCCTTTTGTTATCTCATTGGTTTTCAAATGATTTCGGATTGATGCTCTTTCTTTTGAAGAAAAAGAACCCCAAACCCCAAACCTTTCATCATTGTTAATTGAATACTGTAAGCAATCAGCAACAACAGGACAGCTTTTACAAAATGTTTTTGCTTTGGCTATGATCTTTTTTGTTTCTGCTGTATAAACAGTATCGGCATAAAATAAATGTGCTCCTTGTCCTAAACAAGCAGCTTCATCTAACCAATTAATTGTAATTGTTGGCATATTAATTATCCCAGATTGGAATGTTTGGACCATTATCTATCATTGGTTGAATAACAGAATCATCATAACTGGATAGATATGTTTCTTTTCCACCATTGATTGTCATCATCATCATGCAAATATGAGAAGATAATGCACTAACAACATCCAATGATTTCTCATGGATTTCATCGGGGTTATCAATTGACATATTAATCATATGCATAATGAATGATGCACGACTTTCGTGATTACTAAAATCAGTTTCTTTAATGATTCTTGCAATCGTCATCATCTGATTTAGGAAATCGTGGTCTTCAATCATATAATCTGGAGCCTCCTCTCTTTCACTAGGTTTTTTTATATTTTCAAAGTCATCCATATTGAACATCTATTTAGTACCAGACTCCTGAGCCTTCTCCATAATTTCCTACAAACTTTAACCACCAAGCTGCATAAATCCAGTCGTCAATTAAAGTTTTCCTTTCTTCTTCTGTTTCGTAATCACTATTGGTATTAACATAATGAACCCATGATTCAGTAAAGTTAATCATTACATCTGACATGTTTGAACATTCATCTTCTGATATACCATCTTCACCATCTCCATAAAATCCATCTTCATCATATGGGAAATCATTGTTATGACGCTTCATTTTAGCGAGTAGGTTATTACCATACTTACCTCTATACCAACAATCAGTTCCAAACATTCCATATACTGAACGCATGTCTTGAGTTAATGGATCATTTTCTTTTTCTCTTTTATATGGACATTGATCAGCCTTTATAGTTGCTTCACAATCAATCCGACCATCTTTCATAATGGCTGTGTTTTCCTTTACGCAAGGATAAACCATTGGCATATTATCTAAACCCATTATGAAATCAAGCTTTCCATTGCCATTGCCAATGAACCAGTTGCTTGATTGAAGTCATAAATAACTTCTTCATCATCATCAAATTTAAGAGAGCTACCAATTACTTCTTTGTTTACAATATCCAAACTTACCAATAAAGATACACGCCTACGGTCTGGGTGAACACTTGGCGCACCTTCCATTTCACCTTTATTATTCAAAGGTGCTGCCCAACCAGTTGTTCTTAAGGTTACAAAATCATTAACCAAATAACCTTCATCTTCATGAAGTTCATCAATCATTTCATAGATATCATCACCTTTAGCAAGGATCTTGCTAATAAGAATATTGCTATCTTTGTCTTTTGTGATACCATAAGCTAATGCTTGCTTTGTATCATCTTTACCATGAAGCAAATTATAAATTGCTTCAAGTTTCTGTTGTGGTGTTTCCATTATTATTTTTCCTTTTTGTTGTTTTGTTGTTAAATCCAGTCTAGAGATTCTTCTAGACATTTTCTTATAATACTCATATCAGCTGATTCCTGATATACAATTTCACCATTATGTACTGTTAAAGCACCATGAAATCCCATTCCGCCTTCTTCATAATAAATATGAAAAGAAAGTGTTTTATATTCATCTCGGCAGAAAGCTTCAGCTAAACTTTCATCTCCGGGTCCCCAAGGAGTTGAGTATTGCATTACTACAAGTTTCTCACCTGTTTCTTCTGGTACTTGTTTATCAATGTTATATTTAGAAAGAAGGGTTTCATCTGAAATATAGCCATCACTAATATCCCATTTAACTCCCCAATTGGCATTACACCAAGAATACCAATCTTTATGACCATATTTTTCAAAGCAAAGCTTTTCATTATCTGACCAATCTTTCTCTTCTTTGGTCATACTTGCAGTCTCACCACTATATTCAGTTGGCATTGGGATAAGTGCATTAAAAAGACTAAGCTTGTCTGGTTCAACAGACTTAATCTTTTCCATGAATTTATCCACATCTTCAATTGGACCTTGTATTTCTAATGTGTTCATACACCAGTTAGGCATTTTCTTCTTCTTTCATTTTAGTTTTGGCTTTACGCCCGTTGATTTATCTTTATTTTTTCTGTCAATTTTAGTATGCGCTGAGGCTCTATATTTCCTATTCGGATTCACAATAACCACAGAGAATATCTGGTCCCCACCAAGAGCCAATGAATTTACCATGCTTGCAATATTGGCTTCTATCTGATCTATCCCAATCATATTCATCACCGATTTCGTAATCATCACCTATAACTTCAACTCTTTCATTGACACTTTGTGTCATCAATTTCATATATTCTTGAGCCGGAATACCTTTAAGATGAGATTGATATTCAATATCAAGTGCTGCATCTGCTTCCATTTCTAATTGTTCATGCGTTAGCTCATCCATAATTGTATGATTCCTCTATTTTTCTTTCCCAATCCGTTGTTACACGGAATATGATTTGAGTTTGGTTTATACCAACTTGTTTTAGTACTGTAATAATTCCTTCTTCAACATCTAATAATGATCCACAATCACTACATTCCCATTGTTCCCACTTAGCGTATAATTCTTTAATTTCTTCTGACGGGTAAGTGATATTTTCACTAGTGTCAATTAGGTTGACATCTTGTGATTTACAGTTCGGACACTTATTCATTTGCATTTCCTTTTAGTTTAGAGAGCAACCAAGTTGCTAGGATAAAGTTTGGATGTTCTGAATGACTAATAACCATGTTTTGGTTTAGCCAACCCAAGTCATCGAACCTGATTTTTGGTATATTCATATTTTCTAAGACACGGTGTAATTCTGCTCTTACTTCTTTTGTTTGTATTTTATTCATCAATCCTCAAATAGATTCAATTGGTTAGGGTTTTTCTTTGCTGTCAGAACAGATTCACGCTTGTTTTCGCTTGTCCATTCATTCCATTCTTCAATTGCTTCAATATTCCAAATTTGGAGATTATAAACCGCAAGAAGCAATTGTTCATCTTTTGGATATTGTTCACCATCAACATCGAATTCAATGTTCATATTTGCTGTCAATTCATGGTAGATATCTTCAGCATAATTTGGAACATTAATATCGATCATATTTTTGAGATAATCTGGCAAATCGTAAAGGAAATCAATTGCTTCTTTATATAATCTATCAAAATAATCATTTTGATCATATATGGGGTAATCGTTCAATTCGTCTTTACAAGTCATGACACTTTTAAAAGCTTCACTTATATTACTATGAATAACTTCAGGTCCATCTTTTAGCACACGACAAATCAAACGGTTAATCCAACCGCAAAGCCAATGATTATATGTTTCAATTCTAAAATCATTTGGATACTTATTCATAAGCTCTTCAGTTATTACTTCAAAGTTTGAAATATCCATAACATTGGAATCTCTTGTTTTATCAATTCCACAAAAACCCCAAGTTACGAACATATCTTCTGAACCCCAATAACCAAAGTCTTCCGGTTTAGTCAAAGAATCATTTACACATTTAAGAATGTTTTCTGTATACATGAAAGTATCACTCATCTTGATAATATCCCAAATCTATTAAGTACTCTTTAGCTGTATAGAAGTCAAAGTTTTTATCAATATCAACAACTTCATTTGCAATATCTCTAATAACTAATGCTGCATCTTTATTTGTAATATCAGTAAAACAATCTTCATCTTCATTAAGACCAAAGTTGCATTTATCTATATATTGAGTCCATACAGTATCAATACTTAACATAAAAAGATTTCTCTCTTGTTCGTGATTTAAATCAAGCCATACTGCTGCTCTTTCTTCAATTGATTTTCCATCTTGTATAATTGCAATAGGTTTAAAATTGCTTTCAATTGCAGTTGCCCAACCAGCAATACAACAAGCAGTACCACAATCTAAGGGTTCCAATAAGCTTTGTGATAAATCACTATGCAGAGTTGGAGCATAATCTAGTTTCCAATATTCTTCACCAAGATAGTTTTCTTTCTTTACCTTTTGTGAAATCCAATACTGCATTTCAAATTTATGTTCCGGCAGCTTTTCAATAAAATCTGCAAGTTGCAACATTCTTTCCTTATTCATTTCTTTCTCCTGTTTCCGATGCTTTATTCAGCATAATTACTAATCCAATCATTGTTATTGGTACTACAACTAATAGTACAAAAGTAAAACTAATCATTATTTATTCCTAACTCTTCTTTTGCTAATTTATCCCATTCTTCAGGAAGTCTGCTTTCCATGTAATAAACATAAGCATTGGCTTTCCCATCTTCTGGATTCCAAAACATACAAACTTCACCATATGTTCCAAAATCATGATTGAACCATTTTTTCTTGAAGTTAATATTGTTACCTAAAGCTTCAGGGAACTCTCTTTCTAATAAACGGATATAAGTATCCATTTCGTTTTCGGCACGATTTCTGTAATCGTCTGAACCAAGTTGGGCACAATCTTCACCATAAGGTGTTGAACCAATTTCCATATACTCTCTCATAATAAATTTACTTCTTTTAAATTTCGTGTGTTACTTTAACAATGTTTTTATCTTTTAACCAATGCAATCTCAAAACCATGCAATTATATTTGCCTGACTTTTCAATTACTTTTCTGAGAGCTTTTCTTTCTGCTTCTGTTTTAGCAACAGTTTCAATTGACAAGCATCCTCCAGATTTCATATTAGATATTTTTTTATGAATATCTATTTCAAACTCATTAGTGAATCTAAGATTTTCATTCATTTCCAACATAAGAATCAATCTCCTCTTCTTCATCTTCATCAATTTCTAGGAACATTTCATTCCAGCATTTAGCATGAGTTCCGCTAATCAACATTTCACGATCTTCTTTTGTAATATGAGGGAAGATATCTTGAACATATGCTGTTCTTTCAACATAAGCTTCATGTTGTTTTGATGACATTTCAATAACAATCCAATTGTCACACCATGAACAATGCTTTGTAATTGAAAATGACGTTTGTTCATTTTCATTTGTAAAATTATAAATATCAGTTGACATTGCTTTCTTCTTTCTTTCTTTTAAATAGTTCGGGGTTTTTCTTTTCAAGTTCATCATATGGGTTATACCACCATTCATCATATGATGCTACAAACGGATTAATTAACAATTCTACAGAACAATGAATTCGCTCTGCATTTGCAATAGTTCCATAAAATAGATCTAGTTCTTCATAACTTTCAAATGGACCAAAAAATACACGATCAGTTGATCTTGTATGATGTAATATCCATTGATACTTGGGTTTGTTTTTCATTTAAATTTCTCTCATTTCATACTCTCTAGTTTCCATTGTTTTATAATCTGTAAGTAGAACATATTCTACAAGTCCAGTATTATTTATTTTTTTACCAATATTGTTGGTTGACCAATATTTTGCATCTTCCATACTTTCAAATGGGAAGTTGATTATTGTTTTTTCAATATCATCAGATATTCTTATTTTTGCCATTATCATTTTCTTATCCTTCCAATAAGTCATTTCTTACATTTAAAGAGGTCAATTCCGACTTCTTTATCCAGAAATAATTGCATTTGTGTAACAATGCCGGAGTATATATTTTCCGGAATTCTCTTTCTTTTTCATCAAGACCAATTCGATTACATACTTCATCTAAGCAATAATCATAACCAGCTTCATATCTTTCTTCAATAAATGGGTTATTGCATATTTTACAAATTGCCATTTGTTTTCCTTTCTATTTGTTTTTGAACACAAAAAAGGCAATAGGAATACCTATTGCCTTGCTTATGTTCAATTTTAATTTATTGGTTAATTTAGATTAACCACTGGATTTGCCATTTATGATTGTTTGTTTCTACAATCATAATTTCACGATCCATTACCAATTCTTTCATCATTTCGAGTTGAAAATGAATAAGTTCTTGTTTGTACTCTTTGTTAAGAACACGAGTAAGATCATCATAATCTACATCGAAAAGAATACCAAACTTCATATCTTTACGAATAGCATTACGAGCAAGTGAGATTTTAAGTTTACTACCTTCATCATTTCCCCAATATGTTCTGTTTTCTAAAGGAGTATCGAAAAGAGATTTGGTTTTCTTTTTTCCTCCGTTTCTACCACGGGATACGATTTTGTTTTGGATTGAGTTAAGGTTTACTTTTTGATTGGACATTATAATCATCTACTTTCTAGATTAGGTTTGCTTCAATGTTGAGCAAATACTTTTCGGCTGCTTTATCTTCAAGGATAGCAATTTGTTCTGGAGTAAGTATTTGATCAATATTACGGTATTCTTCAGGAAATTTATAAGCAGATGATGTATGTGAAGTAATACTAATAACTTCACCATTGTCAAACTTAGCATTATTGTTGATGGCTTGGCTCATAATTGGAGTAGGATTACGCTTACGCTTTGGACCAAATACAGCATTAGAATATGCTGTACCATCAGGATAACCAACAGGAAGAACTTCAACATTATCGTCACGGTTCTCGTTATCAATCACATTCTGATTAAGTCTAACTTCACGCAAAGCATGAAGAATAGTATTAGCATTAAAGGTTTTACCAAGATTGGTAACACATTTGTAATAAGTTTCGCCATTTGTAATGACTGAAATTACTTTACAAATATAACCATAATCAATATCATTATCTGATATTTCTATGCCAATTAATTGGTCAGCAATAAGGTCATACTTTGACTTTAATTTTTGCTCGGGGTCATGATTTAGATTAGACATAAAGTCCTCCAATAATAAATGATTTATATTTACTTATGGTTACGGATAAACATATGAATAAAATTTCATATTTAAAGTATTCGCAAACCATGAACAAAGTGTATCAGCAAGAATAATGAAATCAAACATGCACCAAGAAAATGTTAGAAAAAACTTTTATTGTGCGCCAGAAAGTAAATCGAGAAGATCGTGTTAGTTAAGCTCTTTGTAAATAGTTTATTAAAGCCGGCGATCAAGGATCGGGAATGCTTGATATTAAATCATTTAATAAAGTTTGAACGCCCCACTGTTTAGCTTTACTTTTCAGCAAATTTTAGTATACATTTTCTGGCAGCTCAAGCCTTTCTGAATAAATCAGGTTTTTGGATTAGTTTTCTTCGCTTTAGGATTAGTTTTCTTTGAAGGTTCAACCATGTTATCCTCCAAGAATGTAAGCATAGTTCCTTCATACTTTAAGCGACCTAAGTGCGTTAACTTAAAGGAAGGATCAGCCCAAACTTTACCACCGATTTCTTGCCAGTATCTACAGAATCCATAGTCTTCAGATAAGAATCGTTGCTTCTCTGGGTCTACATATGAATTAAAGAAAGCATAAGTCCATTTCTTTTCTTCATCATCTAATGAACCTGTATCATCGTGATATCTAAGCTCAGGGTAAGAATCAATCATCCTCTCAAACACTGACCTTTTAATTAACATGAAACCTGTCCCGGCATCATAGATTTCAATTGCACCATTCTCAACGGCAACATTTGTGTTCTCTTTACCTTTTACTGCATTAACAACAAATCGTAAACTTCTTCCAAGTAGTTCATCTGATGGAACCCCCTTGTTTACATTCTCCGTTACCCTGTCCCATAAAATATCTTTAATGGGGTAAGAACCAGTAACTATCTCTTTATCGTGCCACAAAAGCTTTAGGATATCCTCTGGTTGAAAACCTAGATCAACATCAATAAACATAAGATGAGTAAACTCCGGGTGAGCTAAGAATTTAGCTACCATATTATTTCTAGCTCTATTAATGAGAGAGTCCGAAATTGTTGCGATAGAGAATTTCAAACCAATATCTTTAAACATCATAGCTGTTCTCATCATTGACATAAATGTTGGTTCGGTAATCATTTGATCATAACAAGGCATAGCGATTAGCGGGTGCCAAGACTCAATCATTTCGTGTGTAATTTCAATTTCTTGTTCTTTAAAAATAGTCATAGGTGCAATTATACACAAAAAAACCGCCCCGGAGGGCGGAAAAACAATTTGTTTTATTATTAGTTTTGTATTAAGCGTTTGACTTTACAGTGGTCTTTGCATTGGTCTTAACAGACTTTACTTCTTTAGCTGAAACAGATGCATCAGACTTTTTTGTACCGGCAGGGATAACTTTAAAGTAAAGAGCTGACTCTGAACGACTAAAGTGAATCATTACCTTGTAATCAAGCTTTTTTGCTTGAGCACGAATACGCTGCTGCATTGTATTAAACTTTTTGCCTTCTTCAATGTTAAGAATAGAGAAGTTTTCACCGTTCTTATTTGAAGAATGAAGAGCATCAATAATCATCTGAAGTTCAGCTGATGTTCTGCCTGTGCGAGTAATTTCTGGAAAGGTATCTACTTTTTTGATGTTAAATGTTGACATTTTTATCTCCTATTAGGTTGATTTGATTTGTTCTGATTAAATGGCTTACGCCCTTGGAATAGAAATAATATCTGCCTCAACCCCAGCTTGCAACTTGGAATCATCTTTTTTTTAAAATTTATTTATTAGCTGATCTAATACCAAAAATCATGGGTAAGAGACTTGTTTCCGTTACTTCTTCTGAGGTGTTTTAGTCTCTTCACTAAAAGCCTGCATCTTTGCTACTGTAATTTTGAGAGCAATATTCTCAAGGGTTAACCTTGAATTAATCCCGGTCAATTCATTTAACAACTCTTCATAACTTGGAGAGAAGTTGGGTGTATCTTCATTTGTCATAGGGTTTCTAACCATCCTTCTATATCATCTGCACTAATGGAACTCTTTTGATCCATCAATGACAGTTCTTTTGTAGAACCATTATACAGGTGAGTTGTGCCAAATTCAGGCATATCATCATCGTATTCATATTCTCTATCTGTACCGATAATTTCAATATCTACTTCCGTATCCATAACCATGTTCTGAATACAGTTAAAAACAGAACCAGCAAGAGCATCAGCTAAGTCTTTAGACCCAGAGTTGGGATGGTCAATCTTATTGTTATTAAATAGTCTTAACTTCAAAAGCTCTTCTTCAACAAGTAACTCAATCCAATAACCTCTTAGTCTGGTATCGTAAATGGTTGTCATTAAGGTATCATAATCAGTTTTCTTGACACTGTGGAAGTTTGCATTAATACCCTGAGCTTTTAAGCTTTGAATCATTTCAACAGATTGCCAACGGTCAAATGTAACTAATCCAACATCATACTTTCTGCATAGGTCAACAATCATTTGTCTTACTGATGAAAAGTTAATCTCTTCTCCCGGTTTAGCTTGCCATGAATGTATTAAGTCAACATTTACAACAGGAAGTGTTTCAATACCCATTGATGTTTTAACCTCTTTAAATCCGGCACAATGGACCATAGATAAAGCCGATCTATCTCGTTTAAGTCCAAGGTCAATATGAATAAATCTTACATGACCATCTTTATTGTTAAACCAATCTTTAAATTCACCATCTTCATTGATAGGGTTTTCGCTATACATAAAAGCTTTTCTAACTAAATCTGCATCTCTAAAGTATGCATCTTCCATTGTTGGTGGTTCACATTCAAATCTGGCTCTGGCTTCAATTGGATTTCTAATATACTCAGACTCTAATTGTTCTCTAAATATGGTTGGGTTTACTTCCCAAGTTGCAGCTTTAATTGACCAAGTTTTAGGTTCATTCTTTTCTCTAGAGTTAAAGAATCGCTGCTGAATGAAGTCTCCTTTATACCGGGGGAAGGATAGAAGAATAACTTTACCTACTTCTGGGAAACGAGACATAACAGATAATTTACTCATGTTATAAATAGCAGAAGCTGAACCTTTAGATCTATGATCACCTTTAGTTTCAGCATCAGTTTTAAAGGCTGAGATTTCATCCAAAATAATTGACATTACTTCATAACCTTCCCATCCTTCACTTTCAGAGTGACCAGAGAAACACCTTACTGGTCTACTAAAGAAAAAGATTTCAGATACTCTTGGCTCAAAGCCTACAGAGTTAAAATAAGGTGAACCTAGTAATAAGTTCTTCAATGGTTCAAAGAACACTCTCTGAGCTTGCTGAGCGTTTACAGCAAGGTTTAGCAAGTCAATATAGACACCTCTAGCTTTACCATAATAGTTCAGTGGGTCTCTAAGACAATGTAAGAGATAAACAGTGTAAGCCATTGATATTCTGGCACAGTGATCTTTTCCAGATCCTTTACCTAACATGCAAATGACTTCGTTATCTGTATAATCGGCATACCATTTAGTACCGGCTTCTTCACCATACATTTTTATCAGTGTTGGAAGTTTTAAAATTTGTGTGGAATGGCGCACGATTTCTAGTTGAATAGGTGATAGACTAGGTAATCCCAGATATTTCTTATCTGTTACGAAAGTTTCAATTGATACCGGTGTTTCAACAAGCTCATCTTGTTTAAGTAACTTATCGAAATCATCATAGTTTAAGTTGATGCCGAGATAATCAGACACAAAAAACCCCCCGTAATGGCAAAAAAGCCATTCTCAAATTATGACGATATTGGTAAAGCCCCAAAAAAAGGTCTCTAATTATGAGCCGTAATGGGTCAAAAAAAGGTCTCTTTGTATGAGTGTTTTTATTGTTCATGGGATTCAACATCAATTACTTCATCTTCTTTTGGTTCATCCATTATTTCAAACGCAATGGCGAGTTCTTTACGAACCTCTTCGGCTACTTCGGGGAACTTTGCAATAACATCCCGGAGGACTCTAGAGAGAATCTGGTTAACATTCTCAGCTTTTTGCATTCTACCGATGTATTCAGCGTCAGAGTTATTACCGCCCATGAGCTTATGAAGCTGAGCTTTCTTTGTCGCAAGCTCTCCGGCAAGCTTTATAGCTTGGATTCTTGCTGCAACCATCCCATGATCTGTTGCAATATTGATTGTCTCCCAAGCTTCCTTGCTTAACTCATCAAACTCTTTAAGAGCTTTGATTGTATTAAACTGGACACGCTCTAGGAAGTAGGGGTCATCGTCAGCTTTTCTATTGAGAATCTTCTTGTATTCTTCAATATATCCCTTGACTTCTGCTGGTTTGATTGACATCAACGAGGCTATCTCGTGGTTTGAATAACCTTTGACATGCATCAACCCCGCATCTTCAACATCTTTAATCTTATCGAATAAAGTCTTTTCTTTTATTGGTTCAATATCTGACATAATCTGTCGTAATAGCCTTTCGCAACAGTACCCCAAGACCATCTATCTTGATTGATAACTGCATTGTTATATGTGAAGTTAGAAACTTCATCATAATTATTAATTACATATAACATTTTATCACATAAATCATCAAAATTTGGCTCTGCCCATTCACCACACTCACCATAGATGCCGGACATCTTGTTTGTTCCCCATTTAAAATCAAGAGGCACAGACATACTGGCATACTCAGTGCAGGCTGTAGCGTTGGTGCAGATGGTTGGAATACCTTTTGCGATAGCTTGGAAAGGCAGCATTCCCCAACCCTCACCGCTCGTGGGGTAGATGAGGCAGTCTGCACGATCATAAATTGAAGCCAGTTCCTCAATTGAAACATCATCTTCAATGATTTCAATATTCGGATGATTACTGATAGCAGAAGGCTCACCTCTACCGTTCCACAATCGTGCGTCAGGAGAGTCCACGCTCTTATAAAGAAGCTTGTATCTGTCATCATCCCCAAAGAGCTTTACAAACGCATCAACAGCGAGCTGACTGTTCTTTCTGGTAGATGGAGAACCGATGCTAAGGAAGGTAAACGGTTGAGATTTAAGAGTCCTCTTCACAGGAAAGAAGTATCTTGAATCAACTCCGAGATCAAAATTATAAGTGGGAACACTAACTCCGGAACTTATAAATACATCTTTAGCCCATGATGATGTTGTCCAGATTTCATCCATCATATTCATACGCCTTACCCAGTCTTCGGGCAAGCGTGTTGTTTCCCAGTATGAAAAGCCAACATTGTATCCACTACACATTGCGTAATCAAGAGGGAGTCGATTATTAATTAAAACATCGTAACCTACATGGTCATAACATTCTGATTGATATTGAATACCAATACCAACCTCTGCCATAGGCTTGAGATCTGATGGCATGATGCAATCACGATCTATCTCAACACCCATTAGGATTAGACGATTGTAGATTTCATCCTCGGCTACCTTGTAACCTTCATTACGGACTTGGGCAACACTTGTGCCATTCCATACAAGCTCCATTTTTATTTAAGCCTCTGGGTCAAATGCAAGTTGCTTACCGCCCTCACCAGCAGCAGCTTCTAATTCTTCAATAGAATATCCATGTTGTTTTGTAAACTCAACACGATAGTTGTACCAACCAGATGTACCAATCCAGAATCTTGGGTCGGTGTCTTTGGCTAGTTCGGTAAGTTCTTCTGGTTGAAGCAAGAAGCTAAGGACTCCCAGAGGCATGTACAAGGTCATATCGTAGTTTTCATGCTTGTCTGATGCATACTCTCTGATAATGTCTTGAAATTCCTTAACAATTTTCTGCACAGGCTTCCCCGCATAGAAATCAATATTTCCATAAGCATTTCTTTCTCGTGGACAGAAATCATCAACAGGTGTTATTGTCCCGAAAGAACGACACACGAACGGTCTAAACCCATAGACTGTGCAGCCCCCTTTGTAGAAAGCACAATGCTTTTCAGATTCTCCACCGGACTTCCATGTTTCGTCATACATCGCTTGTTTAAGAGAGTTCACGACATCAGCCATCCACTCTTTAGCAGCGCTTTCACCCTTGTCTTCAAGAGTTAAGTAGTATTGCTGAGTAAGGTTGTAAGCAATGTTTGCACATTCAAACATGGGAATGACAAGACCAATCTTGCAACACTTCCCTGAACCAAGACACTTTGACGGTGTTTCATTCTGTTTAGCCTCAATAATGCGAATTTGGTTATAGATCATATCCAATCTAGCAAAATTGACAATATCTTTAATAGTGACGCTTCTTTTCATCGCCCCATACCTTTCTTTCTAAGCTTGTTAGCTTTTTGTTGTTCTCTTCTTCTTTTCTCAACTTGTTCTTGCAAAGGAGATTTTGGTCTCCGCAATGTTGTTGAAGAAAGATTGCGACCTTTGCCTCGAAATCTGAGGAGGTCATATTTTTTGCACCAGTTATAAACTGCTTGCGGTGTTACTTCGATATTATAAGATTGTTTTAAAACCTTGCAAATATCTGTTAAGTTCATTCGTTTTTGAACATAGTGTTCGTACAACCAAGCTTTGTCTTTATAAACATCAGTCATCCGGGTTAACCACTTTCCAATACCAAATAGCTATTCCAACAGCGTCAACAATGTCATCGTCACCGAGGTCAAGGTCATCATCGTTGAAATATTCTTCAATTATAACACGGACTCTGCGTTTTCTTTCTTCTTTCTTTTTAAGTTCAATATTCTTTTTTTGCCCGTTTTCTTTTAAGGCATCTTTATCTTTACCTGTTAGATTTTTATATCCAACACCGCTTCTCCATACGAGAGGACTGACATCCATCACTCTTTTACAGGTGAAGGATGCCATTCCCCAAGTGAAGCCAATGATGTAAGAAAGTAAACGGCTTGTCTGAAAGTTCTGAATATAAACAGACTGCTCAATGACGCAGACATCGGGCTTGTATAAATCACAGATACTTGTGATCCCAAACTTAATTTGACTGAACTTGTCTTCAATCGTAGAATTCTTCATGAAGGAAAGCTTGTCTGACTTAACAATAACTAACTCACCGTCAATTCTTTGCATGATGCACCAAGCTAGTGAGTGAGAAGCCGGGTCAATAGCCAGTACGGTATTGACCTTCTCTTTCTTTAAATAATTGAGACTCATTGCTTCTGATCCTTGCGAATCTTTTCTTCATCCCAACCCCACGACACTAACCTTTGAACATACCTTTCTTCTTTACAGGCTTCACATATATCTTCTTTATTATAAGTAGAAAGTATTGTTGTGCAGTCTTTTGTTTTACAGATTCTTTTCTTATGCTTATTAGCCTTTTTTGTATGATAAGATTCCAATAGTTTTTTATTGGTTATAATCTTTCTACATTCCGGACTGCAATAGGTAGCGTTATAAACTTTAGCTACGAATTGTTTCTTGCAGTCACCGTTTGAGCAAACTCTCTTCTCTTCATTGAACATCTTTTTTTCATAGCAATACCTTAGAAAGGTTCTTCAACCTCAGTAGTTTTGCTAAATTCTCCTTCACCCCAACACATGGCAGCAAGGTCACACTGAGCGCATTTCGCTGATGACCTCTTATACGGTTGTTTGGGTAGCTCCCCCTCAAGGAAGTTAGTATAAATTTTATTATACTTAGTAAACAGTTTATCAATAAAAACATCGTCACGCTCAATAAAGATAGGTAATATCTCCTGATTGTTCTTATTTTCATAAATAACATAACCACTTGGAAGGTCTAAACACCTCATATAGATTTGAGCCTGACGATAATGATCATCTTTTGGTTTATTATGGAACTGACGATATTGGAATCCCTCGGCACTGATTGACTTCAATTCAATCAACTTGTGACCGTACCAGTCAATGATTCCATCCGCTGTGCCCTCAATGGGAGGGTCTGAGTGCTTCACCGGAATCTCTTCTGCTACAAGGATACCCATCTCACGCAAATAGCTATACAGGCGCTCATGGACAGCATGACCATTATCAAAGATACGGTAAGTCTGTGACCTAAACGAAGGTGTAACCTCTTGACCCTCAAACAAGTAATGCCAATACCTAGCGCATTGGTTTGTATAACTTGGGTGGAACCCGCCTACCTTTTTAAATTCCGGTTTGTTTCTTAGTGCAAGATGATCATCAATAGCGTCATTAAGAAGCTTTTCAACCAAATCTTCCTTATTAATCGGTTCTTTTGGACTCTTTAGTTGTTGTAATGCTTTTAACATTTATGCTCCTTTTGCAGCAATTTTTAACGCATTGATATTTTCTAATAACGCTTCGTACATTGTTTTCCAGATATCATTAACGAACTTATCTTGTTCGGACATAATACTTGATCTTCTCTTGAATGCTTGTGATTTAATAATCATCATTGTTCTATAGCCAGAAAGTACATTTAAATACTTAATAGCTTGCATTCCTACATAATTCTGAGGATTATCAATAATGTCTTGAACAATCCTCATACATTCAATAAATTCTTGTGCTTTATCACCCATCTGCTCAGCGAGCCAATCTGGGTCTACCATGATGTCAGCCATTTTCTATTCTCCTATTCATCCCATGTTTTTCCTTTAACTAATCGTGGAACATCTCTACAGATGCCACATTTTCCCCATGCCCCATTGCCCCAGTGTGTTTTCCACTCACGGCAACATTCAATGACGATCTCTGGTCCATACTGCTGAACCAATCTTTTTCTTTCATCACTCAATGTCATAATGGTACCTGTTGTCGTCAGATGTTTTCCACTTGTTTGCATCTTCAACATCCCATTTTCTAGTGTTGACAAATCTTTCAATCAGAGTTCCTGTCTTGGTTGTGAAAGAAGGGTCAAATAATCTAACTCTATTGTTTGGTTGAATAGCATAGTTCCCATCATCTCTAAGCATGACATGACCACACTTGTGTTGACCCGGATTCGTACTGAACCCAAGATTTATAGTGTTATCATCCGGAGCATGCCAATCAAGCGTGAACAGATATTTTGCGTTCACAAACTCTCCGGAACGAGCAACATAAGCCATTCTCATATTCCTCATTGCTTGAAATTCGGTAACAGCTACATGGGCACTAAAAGAGTTCCACAAGACAAGTTCGTGAATATCAACTTCAGGCACACCCGGTCTTTCACAGAAAGCGTTTATGGGCATTCTCCACCAAACACCTCCGTCTTCCATTAAGAAGTGAAATAGGGGGCTTCTCCCTTGAATACTCGTTACTCCAAAAATCATGCAGGGGAAGTATTTATCATGAGAGTCTAACTGGTCTCTTAAGAAGTTGCCTCTTACATAACATTCAATCATTGGTATATTAGCATTAAGCTCTGGCATTTTATTTATTTATCTTTCTCTTATTCATAATTACTATCTTGAATCAATTCCTTAAACACATGCCATTCAATGATGGCAACCTTCACATCCGAGTCTTCCCCTAGAACAACAGCTAGGCAAGGATGTTTGTATGTTGATTTCCAAGCATCTTTTCTTAGCTTAATCCACCCATCTCTCGTGAGAGTGAATGTCTTGCCATTATGTTTATAATCCACAACAAATTCATTCATCGTTGCATCGCCCTTCCGGAATCCACGACCAGAGTTTTTGACTGGTCTGGCTCCATCACGCTTGGTTTCTTCTTTTTCATTTCTTTTCATTGTATTCCTTACAAAATTTACAGGTTACTTCTTTTTGGTTTTGAGTGACATAATAGTCACCACCAGTTTTGCCACAGGGTGTTTCATAGTTTGATAGACCACGAGTAATCATATGGAAATGGACAAGAGTGCTTTGCTCTTTTCTCATCAGTCAATTTCCATATCCGTTTTATCCATTGTCTCCCTAATTTCTTGATAAAATTTAATTAGGTTATAAATAATGCCAACACAAATGCCGGAGATAACTAGAAGGTAGATGACCACATTACACCTCTTGAAACTCACGACCCAAGATCAAAGTTGCAATTTCATCTCTTACTTCTTCAGACAAATTAATAGCTGTCATTCCGTTCCACTTCTCAGTGCCATAGGAATACCATGCACCTCTGCGTTGAATGATATCCATCTCAACCGCAATATCAATAAGCTCCCGGTCAGTATCAATCTTTCCCTCTTGTGGAAGAACATAGTAATAACCTTGCGCACCGATAGTTGGAATCTGTTTTGTCTTTTCAATTGTCCACACAGCCCTCTGTGAGGTAATGGTGTGAGTGTCATCACGCTCCATTTCCTTTTGAGACATTGAGAGGAACAGTTTTACAATGTTGTGCATATTATGATGCACTGTGTTACCCATCTTCGCCTTTGTCACAGCGAACATTCCACTAAGATCAACGGTCTGGTGTGCTACGAATAGCATGATGTTCCGTTCCTTGTGAAGGTAATTAACAAGCTTCTGGAGAAGGTAGCCCTGCGAACGAGATTGAAGCCCCATTGCTTTACCACCTTCTGGCTTGTCATAAAACTCTTCTTTGATGATATTTGACAGGGAGTCAAACAAAAAGATGTGCTTCTCAACATCGTTATTCAAATAACCAATGAGAGCCTTCATAATCTCTTCTACAATTGTTGATTGAATTACAACAACATCATCAATATTGATACCGCACTTGGCAGCATATTGATCATTGTAAGAATACTCCGAGTCAATGATGACTGGTCGGTATCCTCGTCTTTGAGCTTCCGCAAGAATCCGGAAACACATTGTTGTTTTACCAACTGATGGTGTTCCCCAGAACAAATGGGTTGCCCCTGAGTTAAGCCCTCCCCCAAGCGCACGATTCAAACCGATACTTGGTGTTGGAATAACCTCATGAATAGGCATATGGTCGCCTTTTCTTTTATCTACTACTAGCATTTTTCTCCTTATTTAATTAAAAGTTTTTAGTTGAAAGTTTTTGTGCCAAGTCTTTTAACCACAGACTTAAGAAATGCATCGCATCTCGTTTGCCAATTATACCTGTCATAAACAGATGGCGCTTGATTGAAATAATAATTTACTTCATCATCAAAATTATCCACCACTCTTCTCATCAAATAAATTAAAGAATCAATTTCAGGAAGGACAACATCTCCACAGGTGTACCCAGTATTCTGCGTCTTGCCTAATTTAGCATCTATAATATTTCTACCCAAGAGATCTTTATAAGAGCACCATAAGCCTGTTGAAATAACCGGCATTCCAGTAGCAAGGGCTTGTAGGGGAATAAAACCAAAGCCCTCACCCTCGCTAGGGTAGATCAAAACATCATGATCATAGTAAAGCTTAATCATATCCTCTTGGGATAGAGTTTCGTGAATGTAAGTAATATTGTCATGACGAGGTATTAGCATTGACGATATGCCAAATCCTTCTGTATTCTCATTACCGTGGTATTTCAAAGTTAAAGACACATCATGCCTGCCCTGAAATGCTTTAGAAAAAGCAGCCTGTGCCATGTCAGCTCTCTTACGAGGACTTGCTGAGTCAATATGCAAGAATTTTATCTTTCTGTTTTCACCTCTTTTGTAAGGCTTCCACATATCGTCAATTCCCATTTCAAAAACATATGTTGGGGTTGTGATTCCGGAATTGATAACAGCGTCTTGTGCAAAATAATTTCCAACCCATATCTCATCCACACGATTCATTGCATCAATCCAATGATCCCATACCTTTGTAGCCTCCAAATGCGTTCCCTGTATCTTGTATTGATTATCATGAAATTTTATAAAATCAGGGCTACGCAAGTTCTGCATATTGTGATGGTTGTACCGTTCAGGCTCCATATAAAACAACTGAGCATTTGCTTCACTTGAATTATCAAGGATTGTCATCTTTTCATTCCTATAAGTAAACTTAGAGAAATGTTCAATCATTTTGTAGTAACTATACGAATAACCGGACTTGCCGTTCGCATCCTTAACAAACTGGTCTGTGTGCAATGACAGCTTCAAAACTAAACTTCCCCAATAAAAAGCATTCTAGTATTGTTTGAAAGTTTTACTGATTGAATATTTTTAAACCCAGCATCCTTCATCATCCCCTTCATGGCTAATTCGTTAAAGCCCCAAAAATTTGTTGGATCACCGTGGTATTCATCATGGACATAGTAACGCACAGCAGGTACAGGGACATTTAATAAATCAACTGCTGTCTCAAACACAACAATTCCCTTAGACAAGTCTCTCGCAATTTCAATATACTGAATTGGGTTCTTTGAATGATACAAGACACCAAGCATCAGGACAACATCAAACTTACCCAAATTCTTTTTGGGGAGATCCTCCACATTGGAATGGACTTTTTTGACTTTGGAATTAAGCATTTGATGAGCAAAATCAAAACCAGCATCAGTGATGCTTGGTTCATCCCAAACATGACGATCACAAGCAACAACGCTGTCTGCCCCTAATTGCTCACAAGCGAAAGAGTAGAAGCCATCCCAACATCCAATATCAATAACAGTTTTACCCTTCAAGGTGTCTCCAAGGTTTATTGCATCAAATGTTGATTGTGATTCTTCATTTTGCCCAGAAGTAATTGTTTCACCAAGAGCAATCTTGTGCCACCACTTGATTGAATTCATCTTTTTTATATCTTTTTCTAACATACTATTTCCTTTCCAGAATAGCCAGTTTCCTTTTACCATGAGGAATGAAACCTTCTGTTTGCATATCGCAAAATTCAAAATCAATCATCGTTGTAACCCTCTTCTCTGTGGTATCCAGTATTTTATTGAATTGCAAAACGCTAGGCGCATGAGTAACTGAATGCTCAATAATTGCGACTTTTGATTGCTCAACAAGTGAAGAGAAACAATTCCACTCACCGTCATCTCCTTCGATTTCAAGACCTAGAGCCATCACTCCACACTCTGAGATATCAAAGAATTCACCTTGCTTGTTACACCACTCTTTGACTGTGCCATGAAAAGATTCTGGCATTGAACCGAGAGGATCAATTTGTACAACTCTTTTTACATTAATCAAGCTTTGCTTGTACGCCCCTACATCGATAACAGTATCAACATCACCAAAATAGTATTCGCAAATATGATGACGAATCATGTACTCCTTGGAGATGAGGTATTCCCATCTATCCATTAGTGACCAACCTTTGGCATAATGACAGCAGTTCCGCAACCGACAGGGAAGTTGAGCATATCATGTCCATACTTCGTTGACCAATCCACAGCAGCACGATAAGATCCGATGTCTGGATGATCATCATCAGAAGAATTCTTTGTGTCATGAACAGTAATAGCCCATACCTCATGTTTGTTCATCTTTGAACCATAATTCTCTAGGTCTTTATAAACCTGCTCATATGTGTGGTCTGCATCAACATGCAGGTAGTCAATTGAATCAAACAATTGATGGCAGTTATCTGTCTTATCAACAATAAGATTAATTTCTGGGTAACCAATAATCCCTTCATCGGTGTATATTGGTAAACCCCAAGGTCCAATGTTTGCATCAATCAAGTTGACATTATATTGACCAAGTAGACCTTCTTTAATTAAAGACTTTTGTGATTCAACAGCCAACTTGGGTACAAAACCAGCACCGGAACCCAAGCAAACAATGCTACTCGCCCTCAAAGAATAAGGAAGTGCATAGTAAAACACCCCCATTCCAGCATGATTCCCCACTGCGCCATGAGATTCAGACCACTTGGAATTCTTAATAATATCATCAAACATAGCTTTCCCTCTTTATTCCTTTTCTTTCGATATAATTCTCAATAGAGATAATACCACTGTCACTCTCAATTTTGTAAGAGTCCAATCGTGTTAATGTCTTTTGGTCTTCAATCTTTTCCAACCTCGCTGCAAACCATGTCTTGGTCTGAAGAATACCTTTAATCTTCTTTAGCGTATTCGGGAACACCACGACCTTGAAAATCTTCTCCCCATCCCAGCAGTAGAGGTTCGCCATTTCCTTCTCGGTGGATGTAATGAATTTGCGCATATGGAAGATATACATCAGCGTCTTTTCCTGCTCAGCAGTTCCAAGACCCGTCTTATGCAACCATCCGTAATCGTGGTCATGCCCCTTTGCCCGTAGCATCATGAAGTTATACAAGCTTGAATCGTAATACTCATACGCATCACAGAAGTCATGCATCGTTCTATCCCCAATAAGAGCATAAATATAGTCTCGTGTGGCAAGTTCGGTATTACGCTCGGCAAACACCGTAGACGAGCCAGAATGGTCTTCAAACTCAATACGGAGGTACTGAGGCGTTTTCTTTGTAGAACGCACCACAGCCTTCACCAGCGTCAATGGTGAGGTAATTTCGTGGAAGTCTGCAAGCTTCCCGACAAACTCATCCATTTCATTCTGTTCACCATTAGTGTTAAGCGAGAAACCCAATACAGGAAGATAATACTTCTCATGATCGTAAGCCGAGACATGACCCAATGATTGAAACGCCCCTACCTTCTCCAGATTTTCTCTTACAGTTATCTTCACCGCAGACTTTCTGCATTTGTTAGTAAACTCCTCATACGACTCAAATGGTCTCTTCTCAAAAATCTCCTTGATAGCTGAGTTACCACATCCGGCAACATTGGACAATCCGAATTGAATTGACTCCTCCTCACCCTTGATGCTTACCGAAAAGTATTCATCCGAGTGATTCACATCAGGTGCTAGTATCTTTACGCCCACCCTTTGTGCTTCCATCAAATAAGCCGTAATCTTGTCACCTGCTGATTCATTAAAGAGAAGCGACCAAATGAACTCAATGGGGTAATGAATCTTCAACCACATGGTCTGATAAGAAAGCATAGAATAAGCAACAGCGTGAGACTTGTTAAACATATACAAGGCTGCTAGTTCAAATTCCGCCCAGATTTTCTCGGCTGCTGCTTTCTTGATATACTTATTGTTAACAAACTTTTCTCTGTACTCATCAAATCCAGCAGCATCTCGCTTCTTACCAATGATCTTACGAAGCTTGTCAGCCTCTGACCATGTGAAGTCAGCAAGCAGTACAGCCATTTGCATTAGCTGTTCCTGAAAGATAACTGTTCCGTATGTTTCCTCAAGGATGTCTTTAACAATAGGGTGTGGATACTTGGGAGCATTTACCCCCTTCTTGCAGTCAATATAAACCTGACCCTGTGACAACAAGGCTCCGGGTCTTACAAGTGCGTTAGACACAACAAGGTCGTTGAAGTTATCAATACCCATTCTTTCAATCAAGTTACGATAAGCAGCAGCATCTGTTTGGAAGATACCTACTGTGTTACCGTCATTGAAGTTCTTGAATACTTCTGGGTCGTCTAATTCCAATGAAAGCTGACTAACATCAATGCCCCGATTTTCTTTAATCTTAGCGATGCAATCTTTAATAACAGAAACGGTCTTTAGACCGAGAACATCGATTTTAATTAGACCAACTGCTTCTGCATCTTCCATGTCAAAGGCAGTAACAATAGAACGACCTTCTCCACTTGTATCTTTCTTTGTCTCAACAGGACAAACATCGCTCAATGGAATTGATGACACAACCATTCCGGCAGCATGAATCCCTGAGTTACGAACACGACCCTCAAGTTTCTTTGCAAGCTTGATAATGTCTGGGTACTTACTGCAGAAGATCTTGCCCTTAGGGGATGTCTCTAACTCCTGCAATGTTTCAAAGTATGGAGTGATGTTGTTAATCTCAGCGAATGGAACTTGATAGACACGAGAGATATCTTTAATTACAGATTTAGGTTTGAATCCACCGTATGTTGAGATAGCAGCAACATTGTCATGACCCCATCTGTCACGGAGATAGTTCCGTACTTCACCTCTGCGCTTATCCTCAAAGTCCAAGTCAATGTCCGGATAGTCGTTTCGTTCTGGATTGATGAATCGTGAGAAGAGTAGTCCATACTTCAATGGATCAACCTTGGAGATATCAAGCAAGTAAGCAAGAACAGAACCGCCAACAGAACCTCGCCCTGTGCCACGACCAATATCGTTCTCATCAGCCCACTTGACCAAATCCCATACAATCAGGAAGTAATCAGAGAAACCAAGTTGTTCAATAATCCCGAGTTCTTCATCAAGCCTCTCCTTGTATTCAGGACCAAGCTTGTTTGTCTGAATTGCAAACTCTGCAATCTCTCTTAGATAAAAGTTTGAATCAAGAACTTTGGAATACTTTGGAAGAAGGTTTCTCTTCGTAGCAATTGTTGCTGTGCATTTGTCAGCGACTTCCATTGTGTTCTCAAGGTATTCAACATTGTCGTAGCCAGCATCTTTGAACCATGAATGAACAACATCAGCTTTAGCGATGTATGGATTGATATGGTCAAACCGCAAGAAGCGTTCTGGATACATAGCGTTCATCTTGTCAATGACACTTGCGTTCTCATCATGGATGACATGAAGATTCTGCTGAGCAACACGAATATCACCCGCATTTAAACTTGGGTATTGAGAAACCATCAGAAGAACTTCTTCTGGTCCACGGTCATCGTGTGTAGGAAAATGACAATCCGCTGTCGCAACAACCTTCTTGCCGTAAGAACTCGCTAGATTGATAAGCGAATCGTTTAGATTCTTTGGGTTCCAAGCTTGCACTTCGTAATAAAAGTCATCCTTAAAGATTTTGATGAAGCGTTCAGACAGCTCTTCTGCCCGTGAATAGTTACCAGCCTCAATAGCTTTTGAAATTGGTCCACCCATGCAACCAGATAGCGCAATGATGTCATCATCAACCATATCTTCTAACAAGCTGAAATCAATACGAGGCTTGTAGTAGAAGTTATCTGTCCAGCCAGTTTGCGAAATCCTAAACAGCTTCTGCAGTCCGGTATTGTTCTTCGCAAGAAGAATCAAGTGGAAGCGTTCATACTTGGTCTGAGCATCCTTGGTGATAGATGGGACAAAGTAAGCTTCAACACCGAAGATTGGCTTCACGCTTTGTTTATTGCAAGCATCTTGAAACTTCAAGACACCGCCCATCGTTCCATGATCAGTAATTGCAGCAGCATATTGACCATTCGTGCTAGAGATTTTTGCAATCTCTGTAGGGGTTGACATTCCATCAAGGAGTGAATACTCCGAATGACAGTGTAAGTGTACGAAATCAGTCACTTAGTTCCAATCTATATCGTATAAGGTTTCTATGGTCGGTAAGGTTTCCCAGTATGGCTCATTGTACCACTGCTTTCTGAGAAAAGCGTTCACTCCGTTATCAATTAAAATTTTAACTTCGTTCGGATTATCCTCCACAACGAATTGTGGATTGATATCTTTAATGACTTCGTATTTTTGATGTATTCCTGTGAATACAGGTGTGAGCGTTCCAATTCTCCATTCATCAAGCCAAGACACTGTATTCTGAATTGCAGCTTCACACCTTCTTGCTGTAACGATATGAACATCAATGTCATCACTGAACCATTTATTAACCTGATGCCAAGCATCTTCGTATGGCTTCAAGTTCTTCCAGAAAAGAGGATCATTAAATAACTTCATTGCCTCTTTGTCATCATTATCGGATGTTAACCAATGTGTGTAATCATAATTTTCTTTTACACCAGTGCCGGCAATGTATTCATCAATAGAAGATGCGATATCAGCAATAACACCATCAAGGTCAAGAACAATATTTTTGTTTTTCATTTGTGTCCTAACATAGACAAAGCCCTGCTTTTTAGGCAGGGCTTCATCGTTGTAGTTAATTAATCACCAAGAATCTTTGGCGATTTCTCCGGTTGTAAAGAACTTCTCTTGCTTATCGTAAGAGAGAGTAAGGTACATGTTGTCAAGCTGATGCATTGGCAATTCAGTGATTTCAGCAGGCATCTCTCCTTGAGAGAGAGGAATCAAACTGTAGTTTGTGTCTGATGCAGATGATCCTGTGCGTGAATACTTGTAATAACGGTCAGTAATCGTTCCGAACTCCTTTGCGTACTCAATAAGAATCATACCGATATGGCGCTGGTTGAATGTCGTATCTAGGACACGAGGCTCCCAGACTCCGGGTTCAATCTCAACAGCAATGTTGATAAGCAAATGGGGCTTTGGCTTCCAAGCCTTGTCGTGGACAGCCTGTTCGGTTGCCCAGCAACGATAGTTAAACTTCTCTAGTGAAGAAGTAGAGGCTGCTCGCCATTTCCAGTTAATGGGTGATGTTACGACAGGTACTGTCATTCCTGTACCAACCTCTTCATCAAAGAATGATGCATCTTCAGTAAGTTCCTGACGGAAACGAATCTTGAATGAATCTCCTGATGAAAGGCTGAAATACTTCTTGATTCCAGTTCCTTGTTTGTTTTGTGTAGGTGTGACGCTCTTTTCGAGGTCTTGAAGTGATTTAATACTTGCAAATGTCATGTTGTTTTCCTTTTGTTATATGATTGAAATTTTGTTTTCAATACTGTGTGTGATTTGTTCTTTTTTCATTTCGCCGGGGTCTTTACAACCATCAGCTATCTTTGCCTCGGAAAGAACTTTGCCTCGGCAGAGGTTTATTATATCATTCTTCATGGCGATTCCTGCGTCATCGTTGTCGGAAAATATAATTAATTCGTCAAAATACCTTTTGAGCATTTTTATTTGATTTTTGCTAACTTGAGCACCGAGTGTTGATACAACATTAGGATAACCAGCTTGGTGAACCATCATTGCGTCAACACTACCTTCTGTAATTATACAACTTGGGTGTTTCTTTGCATTCTGAATATTGAATAATACATCAGCTCGTTTGAATCCCTTATTGTATAGGTATCTAGGCTCTTGTTCGTCAGTAGTTGCTCTCCCAATAAAACCAACCAGCTTGTAGTTGGGGTCTCTTACTGGAATAACAATCCTCTCCTTAACTCTAGAGAAGCCAATCTCGAAGTGATCCATTGTGTCAAGGGATAAACCTCTGTCAAGGAACTTGGATAACAACATTGTTTCATCGTTGTTGTCATAATCAACAGCGACAGAATCAATATCAATCTCATTTGAGATAACCTTGCCCCGGAACCCTCTTTCAATCTCATTAGTCAGAGCAGCCGAGTCAAGGGTTATACTCTTGCCGTATGGCTTGCCTGTTATCTGACGATAAAGCTGTCTAAAGTTTCCTCGCTTAGCGCAAGACGGATTAAAACACTGCCACAGCCCAGTTTTCCTGTTGATAAAGAAAGCTGGACTGTGAAGGTTCTTGTGAAATGGACAGTAGATATTAAATTCATTACCACTATCTGAGGCTACATCAATGTTGTAACTATCAAATAGCTTACGAATTTCATCTTCCATCTTACTTGTGAAAGAAGAGCTTGAACTTGAAAATGTTTGTCTTTGCATCATAATCTGTTACAAGATCACTCTTTCTAAAGTCTCCGTATTTCTTACGACATTCATCCTCAATCCAAGGTCTTAACCTAATTATTGTCTCAATGTCTTGAGCTTCCCCGTAGAGAACATTCTTTTTCTTATTCTTTACAGATCCCATTCTTCTGCCCACTTTCCTGTGTCTAAATTCCAACGAAGGAGAAAACCAAAATGAGTTGACCGCCTTACCTTCCTTGATACCACTTGGAATAAATCAGAGTTGTAATCACGATGGATTGCCAACACTAAGTCAGCATCATATGCCAACTGCTTACTCCAAGCGACTTCTTCTAATTCTGGTGGTCGCTCTGAGTGACCATCATTCATAGTTACTGCTGCCACATCAATGATTGGCACTCCGTTCTTAACCGCCATACGCTTAAATGCTTTAGATAGGTTCTTAGCCTTCTCTGTTTCATTCTTCGCACCGCTTGAGTCATCAAATAGACCGTGATAGTCAAGGATTACGATGTCCGGTTGGTACTGGTCAATCTTTGCTTGCACCATGTTCTGGTCAGCTGTCTCCAGCCCCTCTGATGTGACAAGATGGATGGCGTGTTTACCCGCAAAGGTTTGCTCTGCCCACTTCTCGTAACCATCAACAACATTGGGGTTAGCACGAACCAAGTCTGTATTGGTAAAGTGACCTTCGCCATTGTTCAATAGCGTGTCAAGACGCTGACCCTCTTGTTGTTTATTCATTTCAAGAGAGATGATCAATGGTCTATAGCCAGCTTTCCAAGCGTTAACCGCAAACAATCTAGCAATGAATGACTTACCAACACCTGTCCAGCCGAGAAGAACAATGAAGTCTCCGGGTTGCCAACCGCCGAATGATTTGTCAATTACACCGATACCACTAGGGATGCCCTGTAGTTCACCAGCACCCTTGATTGACCGTTGCTTTAGGTCTTCAAACCTGTCACGCCACTCGCCAGCAAGGTCTGTGTCTTTAAGGTTACTTGCGTACTTGTAAAGCTTAGATGTGCTTTCCATCAAATATGAAAGTGATTCTTTTGGTCCAGAGTCATTGAGGATTGAATTAGCTTTTGAGACAATCACTCTTGTCTGATATGACAGTGATTCTTTCTTAGCTTCTTCAAGGTAATAAGATAATGGTTCTGGAGTAGCAAAGAATTCAAATTCCGGATGATGCTGCTTTACAGTTTCTTTGGATGGTATTTTTTTGTGCTGATCGTAATGTGAAACAATAAAGTTCCATATATCACGATACTCAATAAACATATTCTCAACACCGCCATTAACTGCGGATGTAAAGTCTTTTGTGTCAATAATGGAATTAAGAAGTCTGACTTCATAGTTCATCAGATGCCAATCTGTCGTGGGTTTCTTTTACTAGGTTGCGGAAACGGTTTTTTGCTTCCTCTTCAAACTTCACCTTATCAAACACTGTTCGTGATTCAATGGCAAAGTCAAAGATTAAGAATGGACCGTGATTTTTTTTAATATAATAGTCAATAGCTTTTTCAAGAATTTCACTATCATAATGTTTTGCCAAGGCATCCGCAACGGATTCTTGCCTTGGAGAGTCTGGTATAAAAAGCTTATGCGATTTCTCGCATGATTTTTTGAAGATCTCTATCAGTTTTTTTCCAGTTAACATTGGATTCCTTTTTTGATTTCTTCCATGTTCTTAATAGAAACTCAAACTCTGAGATTCCACCATTGATACCATAGAATTCATCTGATTCCCAAGCTGAAAGAAAGCACTCTCTACGAACCGAGCAACGAGAACAACCTTGTTTTGCATAAGCAATGTCGTCTTTATCATAAGACCACCAAGTGTACTGTTTAGGATCGCTCGCACAGAGTGCATTTCTCTTCCAGTTACTTGCTAGTGCCATTATCCAGTTCTTGGAGTTTCGCTTCAATCTGAGCATCAATGGATGCCCACAGTTTCTCCCAAGCCTTCTCATCCTCTGTGGATGAAGCTTTGGTTCTTGCACCGGCATCTAGCCTAAGTGATTCGTAGTTGCCTAGATTTTTGGTGACACCAATAGATGCCCAAATTTCAATTTCATTTTCCTGAGACATAACGCTCCCTTGTTGTTAACTTAACTTTATCGTTTAGTGTTTTTATTTTATTATCAATGCTGATACCAGCATCGTTCATTGGTCTACCCGGATTTCTAGAGCTAAAAAACTCCACCATCTGGTAAACATCGTCTTCATTATAGTACCGCCAAGAAGAGTACGCACCGTATTCAGAACCAAATTTTTCTGCACTTGGTATTAACCCTCTTTTTTCGTACTTTCGTATTGTATCTGGTCTTCTTTCAACAATCTTAGCAACTTCACCAACAGTATAAATACGCTTTAGAAGAAGCTCATTCTGCTGGAATGGAATGACAACCCTAGAGTCATCAATAAGCTTTTCAACATAAATCTTATTTACAGATTTATTAATTTTCTTGATCTTAACGATAGTCCCAGAATACAAATAGAATTTATTTTGAATTAGTTTTGCTGTTAGCATCTCTTACTCTCTATATTCATTTCTATAAACTTAATTATCAATCCAGCCAGCAAGTGTACTCTGCTGTGACAATCCCCTTCTCGGGGTGAACAAACATCAAAGGCTGTGAAGCTTGACCAACAGCGCCTAGAACCTCAATAGCATAAGTGTTAGTTGATTCTGGACTACCAGAAATACGACACTGCACTGTATTAAATGTCATCTTTGTTGGAGTATGAAAGTGTCCAAAGTAAACATCATTGAACTCATCAATAAGATTCCCATCATTGTCTTTGCGTTCAATTCCGCCAATCTTCCATCCATAGACTTTCTTCTGGAAAGAATAGAATGATGAGAGACTACCGAATTGGTCTCCATGTATAAGCAATGACTTATACTTACCAATTGAATCAATCGCATACCAATGGCGTTCACCACGACCATCTGGAATATTAAAAGAAATGCGCTTCTCTCCGTCAAACATCAGCTCAACAATGCGATAAAGCATTCTATCCGCATTTGTTTCTGGGTCATGATCACGCCTTGCACGACCACCGATAGAGCCATGATTACCAATGACCCCGACAAATGTAACCTTCTCAAAGTTGGCAAGCATCTTTGTAATAAAGTTCTTCATTATTCTTGGACCATCAACAGTAATTTGACGATACAGACCACCATCTACAAGGAAGCTTTGTCCGGGAAAGATTAACTCACCCTCAACAATGTCTCCCAGCGCCCAAATGCGAAGTTCACGCACAGGATGGTCTTGTCTTTGAATTTCAGTGAGGTGAATAATCTTGTCTGCATACTGGTCAATTCTGCGTTCACAGACTTCAGTATTGTAGTCAGGAGTAACCTTAGCCAATTGCCAGTCTGCGATGACAGCGACTGCAACCTCCTCAGTGCCCTTCCTGCGGTCAGCAGGAGGCTTTGGAACAGGAACATGCTTGTAGTCAGACAAACCTTCTTTAACCGCTCTAAATACGGCATTGGCAAGATGATCTTCCTTTGTCTTAATCTTTTCATATTCCTGAAGAAGCTTTGTATAGCTAATCTTCAATTCTGTTTCTGTTTGAGGTTCCCCCCCTGTTAATGCATCTTTAGGCATTGGAACTAATCCATTCTCTTTTCTATATTTACAAAGACCCATTGTGTCGATAGATTTTCTACACGATGAATCTGCATACTTTTGATTTGCCGTATTGGGTTCAAACTCCAATGGGCAACCTTCGGTCTCACAAATTTTCATAAGGATAATTGTACACGCAAGGAATGCGATTTTCACTCAAAATTAGTTTTTTTTGGTCGGGCATCAAAACGAGGCTTCAAACTCTTTTTTACAACCTTTTTTCTCTGCTTCATATTAGCTCGTAGCTTATCACGATGATCCTGACTTGGGCGCTTTCCTTCTCTGTGAATTGCACTATGTTCAGGATGTGTGCAAAGAAACAAGTTCTCTACACGATTATCACTCTTGATTTCATTAATGTGATGAACGGTCTCCCAAGGATTAAGAAATCTGCGAAGGTAGTGCTCAATGACTGCACGATGCTCATAGATGTAGCCTTTGATATTGGAAGGATGTTCCGGCATCAAAACCCGAACATAACCTTTATCATCTATGTATTTTCCACCAGCATAGTTGGGGTTTAAATCACCGACAGATGATCTATCTGTCCAAGGAATGTCTTTCCGCTGAGAAGCAAGCGGGCTTGAAGACATTTGTTATACAGACCCTCCGATGTCTTCTGCATAAAATTGCATTCTGGCATCGCTAGTGAGGATCTGAAAGGTTGGGTTATTATTCTGAGTGGAACCATCATCTCTTGTGATTCCAATATAATATCTTTTATTTGTAACACCAGAACCTGTGCTATCAAAAATTGTTGAGTAAGTTCCTGCACCAATTCTTGTTGCAAACGAAGAGGATTTAAGTTTATGATTTCCAATATTGGCAGCAAGAGTTGCAGTATCAATAAAAGTAAACGGACCAGCTGTTACTTTCCAAGTTGAAAGAACTATTGGAGCAGATGTTGTGCCCTCGTTTAGTGTAATCAAATATGTTGAATCCTCAGCACCCGCATTGAGAATACTTATTCCGGGGAATGAAAGCGTAAGTCTGTAATAACGGTTAACTCCAACATTAACGAGGTTGTTAACACCACCACCGCCCTCGTTCTCTAGGGAAATAATCTCATGCTCTGTATTGAAGGATGAGTAGGGACCGAATGTGGTACCAGAAATAGTCTTTAGCTTGAGAATCCCCTTGGGGTTGTCATCAGTAGCATCTTTAACTTGACCAATATTGGTGGACATTTGACCCAGACGGTCGCTTGAGATGGGGGTTCCAGCTGTCCAAGACACAAATGAATAGTTTTCGTAAGCCATATCTACCTATTATACACCCTCAAGGGTTTGTATTCTAGTTGTTCATTCATTATGTTTTATCATTAAATACAGGGTGGTAAAGGATTAAGTTACTAAAAGACCTATAGCAAAATTGCTGCTTGAACCAATCATATACTGATTGGGGCATAGGAGCGACTTCTTCAAGCGGAGGTCGTTGTCTTGCATTCTCACTACCAGCTAAATATCTATAAACTTGCATGTCTGTTTGCAAAGAGTCAATAGAGTCTTTGATAGGCTCAGGAATACCTAGCCCGTCAATAAACCCTTTTGCTTTAGTAGAGATGTCTTGAGTATTATTGAATGGCTCCTCAGATACCGATGCCCATTCGGATATTAATTTCATCAATTCAAAGATTGTTCTAGTTACTGCTGGGACAACTGCATCATTGTTGAAATCATCACTTAATAGCACTCCGTCAATTGGTTTAAGTCTTAAATAAATAATGTGTCCTTGTCTTGGAACAGACACCAGCATTGAGAACTCTTCTACTTCATTAAGGTTTACTTTTTTGTCTTTGAAACTTGATTCTTCAATATTGTTAGTGCCCCCATCGTTTGTCCAGTACTTAGGACCATAATCATTTATATCGCAACGCAAAGAGTTTTCAGGAAAATCAGTTTTATTTATAATTTTAGAACCAGCAAATAAAAAAGAACCCCAAGAATGGTCTTTTCCTGAGTGGAAAAAACGTCTTATGTCTTCAAATACCGAAACTTGAATCAATGATTTCAACCCGTTATATTCTGCATATAAATATGTTTTAGGAGTAAAAGTGCGGTAGTTATGGAATACAACAAGTATTTTATCTTTAACTGAAAGCAATGTGTAATCTTCTGATGGATAGACAATTTTTTCTTCTGTTATGGCATCAATGCAATACATTTCAAAATCTGTAAGTTTAATTTTATCAACAATATTTAATGTTGGATAATCAAAATCAGTCATAAAAAATTTGTCAATTTGCAAGTATGAGTTTTCCGAATATGGACTTACGGTGAGTCTTATATCTGATTCTATTTCAACAAACTTATCTATAATTTCTTGGTTCATTTTTATCCTTTTAAGATTGAAAGTTCCGACTCAAGGTCTGAAACTTTTTTGCTCAAGTCTTTGATTCCCTGAATAGCCAAAGCAATAAAGTCGTCAATCTTCCAGTATCCGGGATGGACTGAATCGTCTTCTTTGTTGGTTCTCCATGTTACTAATTCGGGAGAAACTTCTAACACATCTTCAAGAATGAATCCCATAGACTTATATGTCTGTTTAGTCAAAACATTAAATTGATCTTTACTATCTTCAGGGCTTAGTTTCCAATTAAAAGTCATTGGGGATAATTTATTTATTGTGCTGAGCGCATCAGGTATAGTAGATATGTTTTCCTTTAAATCTCTATGAGATGATTTTATGAAAAACGCTCCATCTGAAGCCCTGCGCATAACATAGTCGGTACTATCATTAACTGAAATAGAAGGAATAAAGAAAGTTCCAAGCACTTCAACTGTGCCTGCAGTAACACGCACTTGTCCACTTGAGTCATTGGCTGCTCCTCTTATATATGTATTACCACTAGTACCAGCACCAATAAAAGTATTCGTACCGTCAGCAAGCATGCAGTATTCAGCACCGCTCATTGACAAAGTAGCAATAGACATGTAATTAGCATTTGCAGTCCACGGGCGAAATTCCCAACCATTGTCAGCAGTCGCATTACCAGCAACTTGTAGTGATGTTTCGGCGCGAATTACGCCATTGGTGTAAAAGTTTTTATTGTTATAGACACGAACCCAAGTAGTATCAATCATATAGATACCACCACCATAAGTTTGGTTATACCATCCAGTAGCTCCAGTGGAGCGAAACCAGCCATTTGCAGAAACTGAGCCTGCATCGGTTATTCCAGTTCCACCTACTGCCACAAATCCAGCAGTAGTCAAGTTCCCATCTTGATACACTCTAAATTTTGAAACATTATCTTCAACAATTTCAATACCAATGTTTCCGGGAGCACCATTTGAGCTTCCAAGATTTATATATCTATTTATTGCCGGAGCATTGGTACCATATCCAGCGAGTCTAGCGACTTGAATGTACTCACCCACTAAATCAGTTCTATGCCTCATATTAGCATGCCCGCCATCAAGGGGGGAAGAGTATATTGCTATATCTCCATAATTCAAAATTTCCATATAGTTTTGAGAATTATAACTTGTACTCTTGAATGAATCAGCTGTAATGTCAAATGGTCCAATGCGACCATTGGTGGTTGCAGTTAATGTTGTAGCCGTAATTGATCCTGAAATGTTGGCACCTGTCGCTGTTAACACCCCAGTGTTTGAAAGCGTATATCCACCATTTGTAATTTGACCATTGGCAGCAATGGCTGTGTTTCCAAAAGTCGCTGCCCCCGTTGAGAAAAGAGTGGTGCTACCAGCTGTGATGGAGTTTGAATTAATTGTCCATCCACCAATTGATCCTGCGTTTGCAGTTACATTTCCACGAATTACTGCATTGGAAAATTCAGCGCTTCCAAATGATGTTATTGCCCAACCAGTATTACCATTTGCCGTTATTGCACCATTAGCAGCGATGGTCCCGTTATAATTATTGCTTCTAATTATATTGTTAACCAAGATGATGTTTGATGAAAGTTGGGTTGCTGTAATGGTTCCTGCAGCAATCTCATCTGCAGTGATTGTGTTTGCAGCAAGTTGATTTGCTGTAATTGTATTGGCAATAATCAATGAACCATTCAATGACCCCGGCTCTAGACGAATACCGGCAGGTGCAAGAACAGAGTTATTAACAACTCTCTTAATCAAATCTTCAAATGCAATCCTGTTATTCTCTTGGCGGACAGCTCTATCAGGATTAACCTCTGTTCCCACAAAGGTCGGAGAGAAGTCATACACTGAGTAAGCAGTTGAATCAATTAAGGATGAGTTTCTACCATTATGAGAGTGACCACCAGCAGGGGAGAATACAATTGTATTTTCGGAAGCACCAGATGTTCCAGCAATCCTGATTCTTGCCATTAGACAACCTTCCTTAATGCAATTGTGTGATCCAAGGAATCCCCAACGCTCATACTGTGAGACACTACCCAGTAATCACTATTAATTATATCAAGTGAATTCATTGATGTAATACGAATCTTATCCCCCAATTGCAATTTAGGCATAGCCATTGCGTTGATATTGATGATAGGAACGGGTTCTGCCAGTTTAGAAATCATAAAATCAGCTATTTTCGTAGCGTGTGCTGCGTCTGTAATATAAGGATTATCAATGACAATCTCCTTCAGACCATACTTTCTAATATCAGAAGCAAGAGTTCCGCTCTGCTTCTTGACCTGACTTGCTTGCTCTGTAGTCAGAATTGGCGTACCAGCAATTGATGTCAACTGGACTTCTCCAGTAAGAGGGTTTGTTCCCTGAAGATAAGCAAAAGTATTTGGCTCAACCGAGTTTGAAGCAGCCATGATTAGCTCCGCACCATAAGCTGTCGGCAAGAACCTGTGAATCTCAACAAGGTCTGGATCTTCATAACGGATAGCGCTGATGAATGGACTCTGAATATCAAAAGCAGGAGCCTTATCGTATTTGATATCGTAATACTTAACTTCCCGAACTCTTGCCCCTGTGGTATGTGCAGCAGCAACTGTATCAAACTGTGCTCTCTCAAGACCCTTGAATGTGTTTGATGTAATTGATGTGTATTTTACAATCTCACTATCAATCTTTAAATAACCGTTCTTGGGGAATGGAGGGTTGTCTGTTGTATCAACGGTGATACTTGTTGAAGATGATGTTGCATTTGCAGCTAATGTAACAACACCAAGAGTTGTTGGATCATCTGCATTCCAAAGACCTTGACGACCCTGAAGAATAGATGTCAATCCGGCAATATTTACTGTTACCTTGTTAACTTGAAGTTGAACACTGAAGTCAGCTGATGTAATGTGTGTGTCGCCAGAAATAGATGCTTGAACATTTGCGTGTTGATCAATTGAGGATTCAAAGAATCTATTGAAGTGATCGTATCTTGCATTATCAGTTTCTTCAATGTACATACGACCAAAATCAGCCAAAGAGATAGTATCAATAATTTCTCGAATACTGCTTTCGTTGCCATACAGGAATGGGAATACGGTTAATGGTTGGATTTGAGTGGTAACATACCTATTAGTTATTTGCTGAGCAGACAGAGCTGAATTATAGATAGCGAATTCATCTATAATGAAAGAACGCTTAGTACCCGAAAAAGTTTCCCCGTAAGGCGTTGCTTCATCAACATACTCCACATAAGAAGCACCACGACCACCGATTGCGATGTCGTTAACCCATTTCACAAGAGTTGTAATACTAGTTACTTGACTAACATACTGACCATTAACATAGTACTTCAAAACACCATCTTTGAAGGTTGCTACAATATGGGAAAAGTTAGTTGTAGATAATGGTGTCGCTGAAGAAACTGTCTTGACTGTTCCGCCCGTTTGAACAACACGGATACCATGAGAATCTGATTTATTAAAAAACTCAAAACCACTAGCTGTAACGGATGTTTTCCAACTTCCAAGGTATTCTCCGTCACCGCTGAATACTGTGGGAAACTTGGCATAAATTTCAATTGACCATTCTCCGGTGTAACATGGGTTAACAGAGTTTGATGGGTCAATTGATTCATGGTAGGGGATTCGTACATATCCTGTTCCATTCAAGTTAACCGATTTATTTTCTGGCTCAGACACGAGACCCGAGGCTTGAGCCAAAGAGACCGTACTGACATAAATTGCATCATTCCTATGATGGTTGGCATTCTTATTAGAAATCACGGGAGAAGCGTTCCTAGAGCCTATTGCGTCAAAGGCTACGATGGTTGCACAGTCTGTAGCGGGGACTATTTCGTCAGAACCGCCGATTGATCTCCAGAATTCCAAACTAAACTTTGAAGGTTCACCTAAATCAAGTGTATTAAATGTATGAAAGAATTCAATTCTAATCTTATAGGGAATGCCTGCATCTAAATCAAGACTTTGAGATATTGTACTTGACACATCTGTCAATTCCCCCACATGATTGAACCATTCATTAATAATTAAATTATCGTCAAAGAATACGCGAACACCACCATTCTTAACTTTTATAAATAACTCTTGAACACCAGATTCATCTGGGATGTAGTAACCATCGATTACACCATTATAATATTCATCAACAACATCACCGGCAAAAGATGTAAATTCATAATCATCAAGAGCAACAGATGACCCTTCGTTTCCAACTGTAATTAAATTTTTCGATAGCGCAACATAGTCTGGAGAAATAAAA